ATGGCAACGCTTAAACTTTGTATCGTACCTGCAAAAGTGCTTATCAACGGAAAGCACAAAGTAAGAATATCACTGGCTCATAATTCCAATACCAGGTATATTCCAACAAACTGTATTATTGACACCCCATCACAATTCAAAGAGGGGCAAGTTATCAATCATCCGGAAGCGGCTTCCATGAACATGAAACTTCGGAATCTGCTTAACCATTATCAGAATGTTATCGATAACATATATGATGTGGACGTATATTCATGTTCCGAACTCCGGGAAATCATCATAAAAAAGAAAGACTACACCAATGCCAAGTTTTCCTCTGCAATGGCATCTTATCTATCAGAGCTTGCAGAGGAAAAAAGAAACAAATCTGAGAAGTTGTATCGCTTGGCATGCCAATCATTCATCAAGTCCCAAGGTGATTTGTTACTTTCAATGATTACCCCCCGGAACATCAAGCATTTTGAAATGAGCCTTGAAGACAAGCGGCTCTCTCCTACTACTATCAAAATCTACCTTACATTACTTAAAGTAATCATCAACTATGCCAAAAAGCATAATATGGTCAGATACGAAGTAGAACCGTTTGAATTTTGCAGAATGCCGTCAGCCAATATCCGTGAATTAGACCTTAGTATTGATGAAATAAAGGCAATACGGGACATGGAAATTCCTAAATACAATATCGGAGTAGTACGTGATATTTTCATGTTAAGCTATTATCTGGGTGGTATCAATCTTGTAGATATGCTTGATATCGATTTCCGAAAAGAATGGATAGAATATTACCGGCGAAAAACAAAAAACAAAAAAAGTGGTGAAAGTAAAACTGCATTCTCCATCCAGCCGGAAGCAAGGGAAATCATAAACAAATATATGCAGAAGAATGGAAAACTTGTTTTTGGCAAGTACAAAACATTCGGGCAGTGTTATTCTGTTGTATCCCGCAAAATGGAAGAACTCGCCAAAATAGTAGGAATAAGAAAGCATGTAGTTTATTATTCTGCACGTAAATCATTCGTTCAGCATGGATTCGAATTAGGTATATCCTTAGAAATTCTTGAATATTGTATCGGTCAGTCAATGAAAACGAACCGCCCTATATTCAACTATTTTCGAGTAATGCGAAAACATGCGGATGATGCAATGAGGAAAATTTTCGATAGCTTAAAATGATTGTTTCTGAACGAAAGCTATTGCTTCGGCAGTAGCTTCTTCCCTCTCCTTTTCTACATCAGAGTTCAAACGGTCTATTAACTCCATATTTCCCGTTATTGCGGTTTTCACGCAATCGGAATACGTGACTGTTAGCTGATAATGACCGTAGCCAATGAAAGCCTTTGTAAGCTTTGGAGAGGATGATTGAAATTTGCCCATAATGTAACGGATTAAGGAGCGGAAAAAAGAACGGTTCCGCTTTCCCGTTGCGTTACATATTCTCAAATAGGAGGATACAGTGAAACCATTAAGCTATCACACGGGGGTCGGAACCGTATATGAATAAGCTACTGGCAAAATTTATCACCAGTAGCTTTACGGTCGGAATATTACTATTCCTCCTATTCAATAAAATATGTAACGCACTGCAAATATGGAAAAAATATGCGAGATAACGAAAATAATTCATGCAATAGTTGTACATAACAAATTTATTATGTATATTTGTAGTGTCATAAGAAAACAGAGTATTAACCCTTAAAAAACGAGTAATGACAGATGAAGAACTAAAACAAGAAATTGAGAAAGTCAAACAAAAGATTGCCGATTACACAAGAATCGCCCCACTACTGGGGATTACACCAGAAGAAAAGGAAAGGCAAATAAATCTAATGTTAGACGACCTTAGTAAATTGCTAAAGGAAAAGAAGTAAAAACAACCGGATGCCCCTCAGCGGGCATCCTAAAAACATTATCCTATGAGAAGTGTACAAGATATTTTAGCAGAAATGAAACCGCTAATGGGTTCTTTGGATGCAGAAGAACGGAAAAAGTTAAATGCTTTAGAAGAGGAATTAAAAACCCTTCAAATGACTACCGAAAATAAAGCTGCAGCTAAAGTATGGTATGAAGAGGGATTAGGGGAGATTGAAAAAAGTATCACCCATATAGAGCATGAATTAAAAATTAGAGACCAGTTGAAAGAAGTGGCCGATATCCTGCCCCTCTCCTACATTGCTAAAAACTATTTCGGTAAAAGCGCAGCATGGTTATATCAGCGCATAAACGGTAATAAGGTACGTGGAAAGGTATACACCCTGAACCGTGAAGAAGTAGACACATTCAACCGCGCACTAAAAGAAATTGGAAATAAAATCAGCTCGCTGTCTATTACAAGTTAATAGCTGTTTCTTATGACAACTAATCCCCGGTATTCGAGCATATCGGGGATTTTTATATCAATTGCTTATTATCAATGCCCAATTATCCATAATAGTCATATCCCAACGTGGCACGTCAAATTCATTATTGACCGATACCCCATATACAGAAAGACTCTTGCCAGCACTATCAAACTCTATTAAAGCCGTTTCCTCTCCTTTCTGAATACGAAGATTCATAAAGTCTGTCATTTGTTCCCAATCAGTAGGGTCGATGAACAATGATTCTATGAAACGCCCTTTCACGGGTGCACCAATGGCAGTACCCTTAAGCGTTCCAAATATGATAAAGCTTCTTTGTAAGTCATGGGGCAAAGATAGCAAAATATGGTGAAAAGGGGTGACTACTCAGCTACCCCTACAGAATTCTTTTATTTCAAGAGTCAAGCTCTCTACAATCTTATCAATTTTGCCAATAAGAGCTAAAACATCAGAATCTGTAATCACAATAGCCTTTCCTTTTACCGTGTATCCCATTCTATGAGTTATATCATTACGCGTATTAATTTCATCCTCCAATATACCCAAGTCTACATTAATATCGAATGCATAAAAAAATATATCTTTGACTTGTTTTATATTATGATAAACTATATTCTGAGTTTTTTCTATGAACCATTTTTCTTTTTTAAGACACTCTTCACTTTTGGCAATTTCAATATCTTCCTTGCAATGTTCAAAGCATCTTAAATGTGCTCTAATCACCTTATTATAACTATTATAATTACTACATACCTGTCTCATAAAGGTATTAAATAAAAATAGCTCTAATGCACCAAAAGCACTTGAGAACTGTTGCTGATAAAATAAACTTCTCAATGAATCTGGAATACTCGATTCATCTATTAGTCTTTCAATTTTATTAATACAATCTTTATAAACAGAATAGGTGCGTTCTTGATCATCAAATATAAATTCAATATCTGCTTCGTTATAAAAGGTTAGTCCACCACGAATGTAATAGTCATTAAAAATAGAGCCATAGTCTCCTTCAACTTCTAATATTCCAGAAGGAACCTCAATAATTTCAGCATTTTTCTTTTCATCCTCAGATGCATACATTACTATGCAATTCCCAGCAAAAAATACTCCATTCTTAACCAATACATTTCCATCAATAAAAATTTTATTTTTCATAAGATTAGATTTTAACAAGAACAAAAATACAAAGCCAAGAGGAATTATCAAATAAAATATGCATAAAAAAGAGCGGCTTATTCAGCCGCTCTTTTCGCAAATTCTTCTAATAATATCCGATAGTTTTTCAACCACAATGAAAATCCAGCATCAATATAAAATATTATTTATCACTAATCCATTTAATTATACACTTTTTTATTAACTTTGTGTCATATTTAAATGCATAATAACGTATCTTAAACAGGAATAGATTCATGAAATTATTTCGTTGCAAAAAAGGTGAAAAAGAAGTGAATAATCAAAGGTCAAATAAATTATCAAAGCAGCCTACAGGAAGAAAATATTCAATATATTTTTGGGCCGCAGTTTCCTTTTGTCTTATTTTCTATGGAACATCAAGTACATCTATTGAACATTTTGACGAAAACTCTCTAAAAAATATACTAAATAGTATAGGACAAGCGATTATATCAGGTTTAGTGATTACATTTATAATTAATATTCCTGATATGTTTTCTTATTTTCAGAAAGTATTATACAAAACCATCACGTCAGATGAGTACTTAGAGCAATTAACTTTAGAGGAAGTGGAAGATTTAAAAAATAGTTGTACTAAGTTAATATCTAAATCTATACCCGATATTGCTGAAGGGCTCTTAGAATTAGAGTATAAAATTGTTGAATATTACAGATCCCCATATTATGAAAACTATTCCACTTTTGTTAGCTGTAGCAGAGATGGTAATTATTTAGTAAAAGATATCACAACTGAATATACTTTAAAGAATCCGATGGCAGGAAAAGAAAAAATAGAAGCAATTATCGGTTTAGATTTATTTTTCTGTAAAAATAGTAATAGCACTCCACCTAAATTAATGGAATTCACAATACAGAATGAAAATGAAGAAAAGAAAAATATTTTAGAATTCTCCGAAATGCATGAAACTCCTATAAATACAGAAGGAGCCTATAATACCAAAGCTACAATTGCACATAAAAGTACGGTAGAAAAATACAAAATTCTCTTAGATAAATCTACGTATGTCAAATTACGATATATATCATATGCACCTATCTCAGACAAAAGTTACATTTCAATTCTGAGATACCCTACTAAGAATTATAAAATGGTTTTTCATAATCCCAAAAATGATTTATCATTTTCTGGAGATTTCATAGGTCCATTACTCACAGACGATCATATCATGGTAAATAAGAAAGAAGGATTGATTAATATTGATTGTACAACTTGGTGTCTACCTGGCGATGGAGTTACAGTTGCTATATTTGAAAAAGAAAACACAGATTGTTAAATAGACTTAACATAGCAAATAAATGCAAGGTTTTATTTGTCAATTGAACTAAAACATTCCATATTTGTTGTGTGAATATAATGACTAAGCTATAAGATTATGACACGTAAAGAAGAAAAAGTATTTGGTTAAGACATGTTTGTATTAACCTTTTTTCCTATCTTAAAACGAATGTGTAGTTATACACATTCGTTTTGTATTTACAAATATTGTAATTCTATCATCAAGTTTTAAAATCGCCAAGTTCAAACTTTATGTTTCCCTAGAGCATGACTAGTCACTTACCACTGCCACAAATCATAACTTATCCCAGCACCCACATAGAATCCGCCTGGATACTCATACCCAACCTGCGCCCCTAATCCCCAACGCTTCTTCTTCGATTTGATGGGAACCGGATGATAGATATCATTCGTTACCGTCTGATAAACAGTTCTTGGATATACAGTCATACTATCCATCCGAGGGTCTACATATCCGCTCACCACCGCACGATACAGACTATCTTCATACACAACCCGTTTGCGATGAAGCAAGGTATCACCTATCCGTATAGTATCATTCGGCAATATCTGCCAAAAGACGGCTATCGGTGCAGAGATAAGAACCGTATCAAGTTTGACAACCGTCTGTACCTTCGTCTCGGTACGGATTTCCGCCGGCAAAGGCTCATGCGGACGGAACCACGCCGCCACACAAGCGATAGCCAGCAATACGACCAATATCCAGGGCAGTTGTTTCATGGTCGTATCACAACGTTACGTAAGAAATTGCTGAACTCGCTCCGCACATCGAAGCAAGGGCATGCCTTGATGTATTCAGACGGTTCAACCTCTCCACTGCCGTCCAAATCGGGTGAGGTGTCTCGATGACCGAGCAGCTCTATAATCGGATATTCCTTGCAGAGCTTCGCCACCAAATTACGCAAAGCATTCTTCTGGGCTTCCGTACGGGTATCAGCCGGCTTACCGTTAGCATCCAACCCGCCGATATAGCAGATACCGATACTGTGTTTGTTGTACGACAAACCGGAGAAACCTTTCGTATTACAGTGCGCCCCGTCGATTGACAACGGGCGGCCACTCTCTACCGTTCCGTCAAGGTCTATCACAAAGTTGTAGCCAATCTGATTAAAGCCGCGTGCCCGGTGCATACGGTCGATATCTTTGGCACGTAAATCCTGCCCGGCTTTCGTGGCCGAACAATGAATGATAATAGCATCAATAGTTGTCATTCTTTTTTGATTTTACATAAATATTCGTTATATTTGCAATTCGCCTTTGTTAAACTTTAAGTTGTGTCAAATTTAAAGGCGGAAGGGAGCTGTTGGGAAACACCTTCCTTCCATGCATCAGTAATCACTTGGCGGCTTTCGTCCCCCGCATCCTCGAACATCACACCGTTTCATTTCAGCCTCCTTCAGTTTTAATTCTGTCTCATGCCGTTTATGAACTTCGTCCAGATGGGCACTTTGCGACTGGCGCAGCTCGGCATACAAACCGTCTATTTTCGTATCACGTTGTGCTATCCGTTCTTCCAACCAGGCAATTTGTTTGCGCTCATTCTCATTCTCCATAGCATCGGCAGAAGCATCCTCTTTACGGGCGTCCGTCTTTCGGGACATCCACCATTTTAAAAGCTGTTTGATTCCCTCGATACCACCTAATGCGGTAATCAAGATTACCCAGTCATTCACATTCATAGCAGCAGACAAAAAACGGTAAGATAAACACTCAGGAAAAGGCTGCACTCTACCCAGAACATAGGCCTTTGGTAGCGGTATGTCAAATAAATACAGGAAGCGGACAGTAGCAAAGGAAACAGCCAATACCCCGCCAGGCATATCCAAGCCAACGAAGCCACACCGCAAACTCCGGTAGCGATATAATGTACCTTGCCTTCAAGCTCCAACTTAAAGCAGGGCGCAGCGCCTACAAAAATAAGCCCGGCGCCGGAAAGGAAAGCGAGAAACTGTATCTCCACAGGAGACACATCCAGCCATGCGGGGAGAAGTAAAAAAGCCGGGACAATCATAGCCGCTTGGAACAGCCATTTGGGGCTACCCCGTTTATCAAGCTGATAATAAGTATCGCTCACACTCCAAGGAATTCCCTGCATGACACTGATAGCATATACGATATACGCTGCAATCAAAACTAAAGAAATCAACATACAAATCATAATTCCGAATTTTAATTTTATCCAAAATTATAATTCCTTATATTCAAATCGTCCTATTTATATCACATTTCACTGACATAAAATGTCAATATAAATACTACTGATTTTCTACCCTACTCTATCTTTTCATGTTTTTCTTATATTCCCCTTACATATATACTTCAGAAGCCTATATAAAGCCACCCATTTTCTATTTTTTGCCTTGAAAAGTAGTCTTAGTCCCGCAAGAACTTAGGAACATCGGGCTGAAGGTGTCATTCATCAATTCGGACGGCAAGGTAGAAACGTGGGAGTTCCAGGGCGGGACGTTCATTGATGTCGGCAGTTGGAAGCAGCAGGTACAAAGAACCGAAATTATGAAGTTGAAACAAGAAGACCTGTTACTGGAAGAAGCCAACAACACAAATGCCAAATTCATTTCAGATTGGGGCTGGCAGAAAGGAAATAGGGACTATGCTACGGGAGCATTCAAGGAAGGTCCTTACTTCGTCAGTGATATTGTAGATGTGGAAGGGGAATCTTTCGATTTCCAGACAGATAAGAATGCGGATTTTGTATGTTGTTACTCCACAGATAATGGTATGTCTTTCCGAAACAGTCAATGGCTCAACAATTATCATATTGCAGGATACACTCATGTCTTTATCATTCTCGCAGATTCCAAGAACCATTATACCGGACCTTCCAATACGAATGTCTATACAACTACACAACAGAAGTATTTCAAGAATGCAACGAAAGAAGACTTGGATAATTGTATTAAAGATTTGTCCGATAAAGTTTCTTTGTTCGACGGGCGAATAAAAGGGCTTGAGGTTGATGCTTACGGTGGAAACAAGGATGTTTCGATTCCATTTCCATTTAATCCTTGCCTGTTTGCCCAAAACGGCAGCGACCTTACTTCTGACGCCTATCCGGATGCTTACGCTACGGATTATCTGGATTTGACCATTTATGACCGTTTTGTGGTAAATGGTGCATGTATCCTTTCATTTCCCTATGGCGTGTTTTACGATGCCGACAGAAAGATTATAAAGACGATTTCGCCGGGTGGACAAAGTGTGGTCAGGCAATACCCGGAACTTGTTTTGGAACGTTCGGAATATCCGGACAATGCAAGATATGTCCGTTTTCATTCATACAGCAAGGTTGATGGCAAGCCCATAGAATATTCCTGTATTGGAAACAAAATCGTAGAAGGTTACGAGACTCACTTTGCCAGGCTGGAAAATAATTTTGGAAACATAACGTCTTATTCAGTTTTTAAAGAGATACATTGATATGGAGAGAATAATAGAGTTAAATCAAGAAGACAAAAGAGTATATCCACTCTCACATTCAGAAGGGGTGTTGCTCAGCAACACCAGTGAAATATCCTTATTTGAATCCATTTACGGGTTGAAAGATATGGTGAAGCTGTTCTCCGGCAGTGATATGACTGATTTCAGCAACACCACTTGGATAAAGGACACAGACGGAATCAAGGCTACCAATACCGGAAGCGGTAACTACCTCAAGATAGACAAGGATTATTTCTGTGACATCAGGCATGTCCGGATGAAACTATATTTAGGTTCTGACAACAGACTCATGCTTGCGTTTGCCTCAAAAGGTATAGGGAGAGGTGTTGTACCGAGTACATTCTATGTGGATATGTCCACTCAAAAGTTGGGTATGTATAAGTTGACAGGCCCGTTGGCGTATGCGGAAAGTGTATCCGATGAAATCTGGGGAGAAACCGGTTTCTCTGATAACTTTGGAAGCGGTGAATATATAATTGACATCATCAAGAACGGAAGGAGAAGTATTCTCCGGTTGACAAGCTATTTGTCCGGCAGAAGCTCTGAAATTATCTGTGACGATACAATCTGGTCGGTCGGCGCCCAGAACGGGCCTTTATATGTTTACCTTGATAAAGGCAGTGACATGCCGATTATTCGGTATATCGACATCTGCACATTAAAAGAACCGGATGTTGTATTCGTCGGAGACAGCATAACGGAAGGGTTCTGCGTAGAGGATTTACGCTATCGGGTTGCCGAACTGTTCAGAACTGAACATCCCAATCACAAGGTTATGATTGCCGCCCGTGGCGGGTGCACGATTGAAGCCATACTTCAACGCTTCAGCACGGAGTTTGACATATACAGACCTAAAAGGATAGTCGTCAATATCGGAGCCAACGGCGGTAACAGTACGGGACTGCTCAATACGTTGAAGCAACGGTGTGATGCCATTGGATGTAAATTGTATTTGTGTTACAATGTCTGTTATACGAGTGCGGTGGAAGAGAGAAAACACCAGTATGTGAATGCCATGATAGAAAACTGGTCGGCTGAGAATGGTGTAATAGGGGCAAGATACGACATAGCTACTGCTTTGGACAACAATCCGGTGAATGATGAATCACAACTTCCGGATGAGAGTCTGTTTTCCAGAAACACCCAACCGTACAATTTGCACCCGAATCAGGCCGGACAGATTGAGATGTACAGAAGGTTATCCATTGATTTACCTGATTTGTTTTATTGTATAGTAGGGTAATAAGTATTACCAGAATTATAATATAGTAAATTTGCATATCTTTTTTATTATTTCTATCTTGCAATCTCTATTTAATAAAATCACTATGGAAACAATTAACAAAAATAGCAGTATGCATGAACATGACATTGAGAGAATGAGTGAGGTCTTGTATCAACTTCATAAAAGTATTACTGACTTTAAAAAGGAAGAAACTATATTAAGCGACCATTCACTTAATGAAATAAAAAAGACAGAGGTGCATGCTCTATTATTGGCTGCCCGACTTGATGTTACTATCTGTTTCAATAAGATAGTATCTGCAACCAACAAATATGAAGGCTGCTTCTTTTTGAATATAGCTTTAATGAAAATGCATGAGATAATGAAATCTTTATTAGACATTATGACCAAAACAGACAGCCCATTATATTATAATCCACATCCTGAATCAAAAAAAGAAATAATACATATTTTAACAAAATGGAAAAAGGATTTTGAAAGATGGATAATTCCTAAACGCAACCATTCTACAGCACATTACCATAATAGTTTTTTTGATTATATAAATGATGGATATGCAGAAGTATCCCCGACTAAAAACCAAGAATGTTTTACTCTGTTCTATACTTATTTAAAAGATATTCTTACTAACATACATAAATATGACCCTTTAAACATAAACATTATCGAATCTGAAATAAAAGAGTTGGTAAACCGTTGTAGAAAATCATCCCAGCAAGACCAGTGTATATAAAATAAACGATTTCATACTTTGCTTTTCAGTCATCCCGGAATTTCACAGTCCGGGATGAATATATCCCTTTTCTAATCCTACAAAGATTTCAAAAAAGATTCATATTTATATGACAGATACCGATGTCCGTTGCTGTTGGATATATGTAATCCGTCACCATAAGCCTTTCCCGAACTGTTGTCCTGTTCTTTTTGCCAGCTTTGAGGAATATGGCTGCTGTCTTCTGTCAATACTTTATACAGGGCATTTTCATCTTTGACATAGAAGTGCATATTCTTGCCGATTTTAAAATTCTTTACTTGTGAAATAGTGGGAACTATTTCATGATAACCCATCAGCGCGTGCCGTTGGCAGTCATTGAACCAGCAGATATTGCTGTCTTTTACATTGTCAAAATACGGTATTGAATACAATGGACAAATCATCCTTATGGCCTTTGCAAAATCACCCCCTTCCACACGGCTCTCATCAAGGATATAAGTACCGTCCAAATCATTTCTTGTTTGATAGGCCCATGGAGTTATGAAACCAATCTTGGCATTCGGGAATAACTCATACATATATTCTATCATCCATTTCAATGCGCCACAGATAGTAAAGGTTTCATCATTGCTGTCGATGGTTGTGGGCATCGCACTTAATTTGGGACTGGTCTCATCTCCAAGAGCGGATATAACGACATTGTTTTTATCCTTTAATCTTGCTCCATTTGTTCCTGTAAATACAATCAGATAATCTATATCCCTGTCAAGACGTTCCAACTGCTTCATTGCCGAGTTCTGGTCAGAGATGTCTCCAAAAACAACAGAGCCGCTTACACCTTGATTGTTTAAAATAGCACCGGTCCTTTTGCATATCATTTCACTCCAATGCCCGGAACTTTTTCCCATGATACTGTATTCAGCCCTGTCTTGTTCTTCCTTTGCCCAGGTGACATCCGGAAATGGAGAGATAGATTCGGAGTCACCAATAACTCCTATTTTTCTTCCGGAGAGGAAACTGTTGCCGGATATTGTTTTAATAGCATATACATCATATGCGAAAGTGAAAAAACCACCTTTATTTGAAGATGGCACATTGTCATCAGAGAATGATGGTTCCGCAGAAAAATCTTCTCCTATCGAACTTGCCAATTTACCGCCATTATACCCCGTATTTCCTTTAAAGGGAGAGCCACCCCAATAAAGGGTTCCACCTACCGTTATGACAATCGGTATTTGTTCTGGTTCTAATAGGAAATCGGTTTCAATTGTATTTACGGTATTCGGGAGTATTTTTTGCTGATAAAAATTAGCTTCAGAAACAATTGCTATTTTATTTCCCGCCCTTTTTTCCCCGGCAAGAACATATACCCCCTGTTCATCGTCAGATGTATCCGCCAATTCCCCTATCTTGAAAGAGATGGACTTAATCCTTATATACAATGATTTATAGGGTCTTTCCGAATATAATTGGGCATAATTCCTGTATGCGTTTGTCGCACTTCCCAGTTCTCCGTATTGGACAGAGGAAAGTTGTAGATTAAGGTTGCCATATAAGTTCTTCTTTTTTTCCTCTCTCGTCTTGTCTTTTAATTCCTGAACGGACGGTATGACAAAAACGGTTCTGTTTTCCCGACTGCGTAAAGTGTAGGTGAAGTAAGCGGATTCTTCGGGTGCTTTAACAGGGAACGAACCTATGATTAGCCGATGTGACCGTATCATTTTCTTTTCTTTATTGTAAAACACCAATGACCGCGAAGAATCCATCATGTTTACTGCCGGAGAAACTGAAATTGACCATCCCGGCTTTATCGGAACATGTGTTTTACAGCCATAATAATCACCGGAATAATTGTTAAAAGAACCTTGATTATTCCAAAAGCCATTGACAAGCTCATCATTTGCAGTAGAATAAATACGCTCCAAAGAGGTTATTTCACCCGTATGGACTTGAATATCATTTTGTAGTTCTGACATGTTATCCTGTACATGTCTTACTGCGTTGAAGTTCATGTCAGCAATTTGTCGGGCATTCGTGTAGATATTTAACGGAACATTAAAGTTTGAGGCAAACGTAAGGTATGCGGCATCTGAAGGTATTACAGCTTCTGACAATTCAATAACTTTTTGCTTCCTATCTTCAGGCAAAGACGATAGATAGTTTTGATTCTTATCATAGAAATTTAAAGCGGACATATCATTACCTAAAATTTCCCCATAGTAGCTGATAGTCTTTTCTCCTGCTATCAAAGGAATATATCCAGAGCAAAAGCAATCCCCTTTAAAGGCATGATAAAGACCTTTATTGCTCCTATTATAAAATCCAAGCCTGTATTTTGTACGAATTTCTAATTCTGAAAGTTTCTGTGCTCCACTTTGTGTCCAACTTAGAATATTAGTGAACGTTCCGTTCTGATATTCCCATGTTTCTACCTGACCGGCACTGTTCACGAATGACACCTTCAGTCCCACGTTCCTAAGTTCTTGCGGGACTTGGGCGATGGCGCTTTCCAGACTGTACTTGTTGCTTCCGTCGATTCCCGAAGTCGGATGCTGGACGGAAACATTATATTCCGTAATGGTACCAGTCATTGTATCTACTACGTCCTCACAAAATGAGCCTACTCTTGCAGAAGTATTAGCGCCGTCCTCAACTTCATTTTTTATTTGAGTTGCCCTTTGTCTTAATGTATTAAAATTCTCTTTCATAATTATTCACCCAAAATTCTACATGTTATACGGTTTGCGGCCAGTCCCCCATTTCCTCTATATAGTGGAAAAGATTCTCTATTATCATTCAAATAGCGTACACACTCTTTTAAATATCGGTCAGCCATAGAAAATGCATCATTATAAGCCATAAGCTTCTCTTTAAAATCAGAATGGGACGAATATTCGTTACCCTTATTCATAAATCCGAAACGGGTAACATTACCATCCCCATTCTTCACCATACGGGCATAAGTATAATAAGCTAAAGCGGCTTTTAATCCCACAAAAGAACGTCTTCCACCACATTGTACATCATAAGAACTTCCATCGAGTAACTCACTATAATTATCCGGATGTTCTTTCACATCCAAGAACAGTGTATCACCCAAAGCCGACTTCAAATCAATATTCTCTGACTCTCGGATATAGGTTTCTATCTTTTCCGCATCTATATGTACTGACATCGTACGGGCCAACTTAGAAACTTCATCCGTTGTTATTAGATACTGTTGCATTTCTTACGTATTTAAGAGGTTGTACACTAAAGTCATTAGAGGGGTTAACAGGTTCATACCAATGTTCAAAGATTTTCTGAAAAGCACGTTCAATCATTCGCTGTTGTTTTGATACAATAGAGTTATAATACTCAAAAGCATCTTCCAAGATATCACCGGAAAAACCCACCTTACCAATACGAATACAATACCAAGGTTCCTGCCCAAAAGCGGAATAAACACGCTCTACCACACTGGCATCGGTAACTGTAAAATCTTTATCATAGTTCTTGGGACTGATATCTAAAAACTCCGGCTTTTCTTCATCAGATTCCAATATTGTTTCTAAGATTTTATTGGCATTAGTGTCTCCTTGTAACTGTTCAAAAGTCTCAGAGAATCCGGTATCTTCTGTTTGATTATCATCTTTAATTTGATTTCCATTTTCATCAATGCGAACTGATGCAGAACCTTTTTTAGTGATAAGCATTCCAGAAGGCATGAAATTACAGCGTACATTACGGTACTTCACATTGGCTAATCCTTCATCCGTACTCATTTCCGTAATCACCCGGTCAGCCCTTCCGACAGGATACACAAATTTTCCTGTGTTACTAATCCATAATATCTGTCCTTTATAGTTTTCAATTCCTCCTGCAGCACGAATCTGTGCATACACCACTTCTTTACAAGGATTAAAAACATCGATGAACTCTACATTCTCCTGTACAACCTTAATAGCCTTACCCTTACGAGTTTTCTTTCCTGTCCAATCCGGATGAACCGCAATCTTTGCAATATATCCGGTTTCATCTTCTTCTAATAAACGGCAATTCTCAAAGGGGACATGCTGTATCTCTACTATATCAGCAAACATATTATAGTTTACATGTATTGCTATCCCATCATAATCCGCAACATCCCTACAAACAAGAGCATGAATATCATCTGCCGTATCCCCACGACGGTTAACTACATATTCAGAAAAAATGACCTCACGGAAACCGTTTCCTTCTATAAAATTGGCATAACGTTCCGCACATTCACTGCCCGTTGAACTCGCTGCAATGATATTTCTTAAATGTTGGGGATATAGGTTATCATCACCATAGCTTTGAATGCCAAGATTACGTAAGTATCCCGTATCAACACGCCTATTACTTTTCTTCTTTAAATCATTTACATTCATTGTTCCGTGAGGTCATTTTTATTCTACCATTTCTCTGGCTACTCCATTGTCCGCCACTTCTTGTTCTGGTTCAAGAAGGGATTGGGCTTTTTTTATATGAGCATCCAATAACTTAACAGTCACTTTTTTCCCGTCTACTTGATAAGTTTTAAACGCTTCTTTCACTATTTTGACAGTAGCACCTTCCACTTGGAAAGCTTTCACTAATTCTGAAACTAAAGTCTCATCCAAAGCCGTAACCGGATTCTTGCGTTTTTCAACCCTTTCCTCCCAATCAGAAGGCGTTAAAGCAAAAAACACTATCCCTTTAGAATTTCCCGCAAGAAATCTTTCTGCCGCTTCATCAGTTAGATTATCATTGGTATACATTTCACCACTCCCAAAGCCAGCCTGGAGTAAGACACCATTTTTCAATGCATAATTTGATTTTTCTTTCATCTTTCCGTATTTTTTTAAATATGAATACATCTCAATCACAGCATCACGATAGCAATCACTACATGAAGTTCTAATAAAAGTTCGTCCGAAGACTTCATGATATATTACTTCAATGTCTGATTTATCAGAAGAAGAGAGGGGGAGTTTACCCCCCAACTCTTTCAATTTATCAACCACTTCTAAAACTGTCATACCTCTACTCTGCCGGTTCGGCCGTTAAAGTATTAATAGCAGTTTTAGTAGCTTCATAACTTGTTTTATACAAGAATAAAGCTGACTTTGGAGCTTTCTGTTCTTCGAGTGTTACAGTCCATCCGCCTTCTGTATCTTCACTATACTTATTGTTTTCAATAGTAGTAGCTGTAAGACCTTGATAATATCCAAAAACCTGAAAAGCGGCATCGCCCGGATTTGCTTCTTTTTGTAACCCCTTATATTTATTTTCCAACACTACAACGTAAGAACCGTTAGCCAAGCCGTCAATAATATCTGCACAAACATCCGGATCATTAGCTAGAATCACAAGTACAAGAGTGTTTGTGAATGAATTGCGATATGTACCAGTAGCCAAAGCTGTGGTAGTTCCTGTAAATGGAGCCTTTCCTGGTACAATAACTTTATATGCTTTCTTTCCCGTCTTCATGGCTAGTGTCTCAATCACATTCTTACGGGTAGAATTGAATAGTGTTGCAGCAAAGTCTACATCTGCACGATTCATTATCACACCTTCCTGCTCCAAACCTTGTACAACTGGATCATCACAAGACGGAGAAATATCTTTCTTCAAAATATCATCGCATACTCCCATAAATACCTCCTTTCCTAATATGCAACTTGTATCAGATTATCCTCGCCAATCATAGAACCAAGTTTACCTATAGAATAGATATAATTCTTACGGGATTTTCTTTCAAACCAGATATCAAGGTCTGACATAGGGTTATCACCTTCACAGCCGTACATCAAATTGTCCGGAGAACACAGAACAGCACGATGGGGAAGATTCAATTTGATTTTATCATTCTGATATGCTTGGATAAATCGATCCCAAATTGAGCATTTTACAACTGTAACACCGTCATACTCCCCTACTTCAAGTCCGTCAAAAATAACTTCCCAAGGCATAATAACCTTATATTTTTCTCTCACGTCACGAGATAAAGAATCACACAATGATTTCGTAGCAAAAATTGCATGTCCGGACTTTTGGAAAATACGGCTATCCGCATCTTCAAGCATTGCATCAAATATAGAAGTTGCAGCACCCAATTCTTTCATTTTGGATTTTTGCAAAGCATAAGATGCTTCAGCATTGGCTGATATGACAGTATGCTGGCCAGCATTAGCTGTACATATAGCAAACAGACGTTTAAAGAAACCGTCACATGTTTTAAACAATTCAACATTCAAACCATCTGTAATTTGCCCTGAACCTTCAACATTGGCAGCATCCTTATCTCCAAACCAGGTAAAGCGCCACAACATTTTCATCATTGCTTCCGTTAGCTTCGGAAGGACGATTCCATCCATATACTCAGTAGAAGTAAGGTCCGCAATATTAGTACCGGTTTTTAGGCAATATTTAGCAATAGTGTTTTCCAAATCCTCATAACACATTTCCAATGGAACTTGCCAATCACCAATTTCCCAAACCTTTTGGGCTGCAGCAATAGCCACCTTTTGATATGTAGGATCACATCCAGAGCCTGCGATACCCACATCCTCCATTTCACCAATAAAGCCAACTTTCTTGCCATTGGTCACTTTAGGCATGAACGTCATAAAACGCTCCATATTCTCATTCTGAAAGACTGTCAATTCAATCAAGTCTTTCAAATCCTTCACCGCCTGATTGTCCGGTGTCAATTTTGAAAAATCCAAAATAGGCATACTCAAATCTCCTTTCTTTACTTTTTAGCTCGCTTTTCTCTTTCTTCTCTCAACTTCCTCTGAATAGGTGTTTCCTCTGCATTGGCCTGAGAATCAACAGTTGTCTTAAAAGTCTGGGCACGCAAGGAAACCCTGTAGGTTGAGCAATGCTTCGCCAACCAATTTTCCCCACCTGCCATCTTTACAGCATTCAGAATCTTATTGTCCTCAACTGTACGGGCGTTAACTTTCAAAGCCGCATTTTCCGCTTCAAGTTCTTCAATGCGGGTCTTCAAAGCCTCAATCTCCTCATCACCACTTTCTTCCTCCTGATCTTTAATCTCCGTAATTACTCCATCGATTACGATGATAGTCTTCCCATCAGGCATAACATGTTCACCATCAGGAGACGCGGCATCCCCGACTTGCGGTTCTCCCTCTTCACGTTCCACCGTCAGTATATTACCTTCGGCGTCTGTCAACTCCATAGATATTACTGGAATATCCTCAATCTTTTGATAGCCACATTTGGCAAGCAACTTATCAATGATAGATTGCTTCACTGTCACTTGTTTTTCTTTGTTCATTTTTTTACTATTAAGTTTATAATCGATTCCTTTTGCTGTAGTTGGGACAAGAACAGCAGATATAAATCCTAATTGTTTTGCAACCTCTCCACCAAACCATGTTTCTTTATTCATTTGAGTTTCCAATACGTTTGGCTCTGTCCCTGTCCTTTCAACATAGACAGCTAACATCTTAGCTTTTTCCGTTTCCAAACTTGATTTAAGGGTTTCTATCGTTTCAAGGTCTAAGACATCGTCATACTTTGCCAAATATGGTTTGTGAATGAGAAACTTTGCATGGGGATAAGCCTTTCTGCGTTCCAACGGTGCAGACAGTAGAATAATTGTCGCCATAGAAGCACATCTTCCAACAACAGTACAAGAAATTTCCTTACCCGATGCACGTAATGCATCATAAATTGCATACCCCTCAACTGTATCACCACCGCATGAATGTATTTCAATATCAATTGTAGGGTCAGCCGGGTCAAGCCATGAAAGAAAATATTGAATATCTGGAAACGAAAGCCCTTCATCTCCGGTCAAATACCAACTCTCCAGCTTATCTCTATCAGCTACAATGTCCTTATTAATGTATAATTTTGCCATATCACATAATTGTTTGTAACAAAGGTAGAAAACAGGATACGGCCTGAAGAATATAAGAAGTTCATTCCACTGACACGCTCTGTCAGTAACTTTTAGCAATAACAAGAAAAGTTCTGATAGAATTAAAAGACATACATTTATAGATTGAAATATGAAAATTCCCCCATTCTTACCTTGCATTTCCAAAATCAAGGCAAAAATAGGGGAATACCTCTGTTTCAGCTTATAAATATCAATAAGGCTAATTCACTTTTCTATTTTCAAATAGTCTTTTGTTTCTATATTACTTTATTTCCCAAAATCAATACCCAGAAGCTTCATTATAAAAGGAGCTATATCCGTTTGTTTCATAACTGGTAATTCCTTTTTCTCAATCCCGCATCCAAATGCTACTAATGTCGTAGGGTCAATACCTGATAGATAGCCATGCTTACCTCCAAATTTCTCTATAACATCCGCTCCGGTACGAGCAGTAGCAACAGCTACTCCTTTTACGGGCTCCAACGCAAACGCCACTTCTGGGTCACACCCTACTTTGCCTAATTCTTCTTTTTCTACTATACGGAATAATGCTTGGGTCGTATCTGGTAATGAAGTCAGTTTTTTGCGAATTTTATTCAAAGTAGTTTGATCATTCTTGTCTTTTAGATAAAGAAACATCATAGCTCCTGCTCCATGAAAGCAAGCTTTCCACTCTCCTCCGGGTTTTTCACTCAACAAACCTTCTTGCACTAACCATACGTTCGGAACAATACTTCTACTATAGTTCACAAAGCCGTGGTCACCGCATACAATTACGGTAGTATTGTATAATAACTTATTCCGTTCCAAATTCTCCAGAATCAACCCTACAGCATGGTCGGCACTTCCTACTGTTGCACTCACTCTGTCAGACCTCAATCCTGTAGCATGTTGGGCATAGTCAGTAGTAATCAGATGTATTGTCATTAGATTGGGTTTATAGGTATTCATAATATAATTGGCCATTGCGGCAGTGCGAGCATCTCTATCCATAGAACCAGCACTAAAGTTTTTATGGTTTAATTTTCCAGTGGCTTCCCGTTCCAACTCATCTAAAAAGCCTTTCGGAGTACAGTAGGGCTTGATGTATTCCAATTGATTGGCAACGGGCTTTACCGACCAAAATTCAGGTACATTATAATGAATGGATTTTGCTCCTACAGATACAGGCCAAAAAAGAGAGGCTACGATCAACCCGTTTTGGTTTGCAGAATCCCAGATTGTAGTTGCTTTGATAGAGTCTGCATACCAATAGCTTACATTTCCTGGTCTGTTCTCTGTAAAAGGAGAGTTATAATAGATACGATGTTGAACAGGTTCTACTCCTGTCACAATAGTTATGTGTGAAGGGTATGTAGCTGTCGGAGTAATTCCTTTGATACGTTCCACAAACAATCCATCCCTCTTCATTCTTTTTAAGTTGGGTGAAGGCATTGTACTATCTGTTACCATTTCGGATCTCATTCCATCAATGGTAATAAGAATGACGTGTTTAGAACGGTCGGCAGCAGTCACGGTACCTATTAAACAACTACATAAAAACATTAAAATATTTCTTTTCAGTTTCATCGTTTGATTAGTTAAAGAAAGGAGCCACATATTCTGAAGATTTATTTTGTACGATAACACGATTCATATTGTATTTAATAACTACTGTTTTAGTATCCTTATTCATTTCGAAGGCATCCATCTCCTGATTTAAAGGAATAAAGGGAGGGATTTGAGCGGTTGTATAATTGGCAGCTGACGGAGTGTTTGCAGCTTCTGTTTCACATATCGGCAGCCGAATTCCTAAATCAGCTACCCGCCGTCCTTCTGCTATGAATATCTCCTGACGCATAAGATAAAGTATTTCCAGTAAATTATCCACTGTGGTTGGATTATCTATCATCGCTTCTGTGACAGAAGTTCCTGAAATGTAAGGAATAGAAATTAAATTGGGCATTTGACGATCAAGTACTAACCCACTTCTTAGTTCATCTTCAGCCGAAGCAGCTACTTTGTATTCGGAACTGTTGGGATATTCTTTGTATCCTCCGTTATAACGTCCTTCTAATTGGTCGTTAATATCGGTTTCTACCGGACGTTTTTTTACAAGTGCCAACAATTCCTTCAAAATACTTTTTGCTCCATTAAGATCATTATCAGCTAAAGCTGCTTCGGCCAAAATCAGATAAGCTTCTTCCGCTTTAGCTATACAGATAGGACGTGCTTCAGTTGCGCTGTTTTTCTGAAAATATTTCGGATCAAGAAAATCAAGTCGAGGCAACGGCTGAAAGTTTGTTCCGTAGATATATCCTTGTATAGAACTTTCTACACCGTTATCTCCATCATATTCAATCTGCTCTACAAAGTCCTTGGACAAGGCTAACGCATTATTTGAATATTGCACAGCATTTGTTTTGTCTCCTAACCTATAATAAGAGCGGGCTATCACTGTATTTATGAATGCTTTTTTACCAGCATCATTAGTATAGTTCAAAGCCTCTGTAAAGGTAAAAATCGCTAGATTCAAATTTTCCTGCCAACTTTTTACCTCTCCTCCGTTTTCAACAGGAAGCGCAAGAAAATACTCTCCTGCCAGTAAATAAGAAAAACCTTTTATATAATAAAGGTTGAAACGCTGAGCATCTGTAGTAGTCGCATCAGCTGCAGCCACCACTTCTAACCCCTGAATAGCGGTTTCACGTAATGTACCAATATGGCGTTGCAAGTTTGTGACATCCACATCTGTATATAAGATTGTAGGGAAATCAAAAACTTTGCTGCTTTGGCTGTAATTATTGAAGTAATTATCAGATAGTATTTCTATGAGTTCCACATACGTACCTATAATGGTGGCAAATGAACGGTTGGCTCCATTTACCCAAGTACTCATTGCATTTGGAGTCTGCAAGAACGTCTTTTCGTCCACGTTAGGATTGATAATATCATTGGGCTGCAACAGTTCGCATGATGCGCATGATAAGGCTAAAGCCCCTAACAGAATATAGTTTTTTATCTTCATTTTTATTATTTCATTAAGAGTTGGACATTTTTAGAAAGAGATACGAATAGAACCTACATATTGCCGAGGAGTGGAGTATGAAGAATAATTTAGTCCACCTACGGCTACTGCACCTTGAGAACGGGCTCCTGCCAAAGCTGCTTCAGGATCTACAGAAGAAGCCGTAAAGGCAAACGGGTTATAGACATTAAAACCAAAATTGATGTTCTTCAAATACTTTTCAGGCTTATAGTCATAGGAAATCCCAATATTCCTAATTTTCACAAAATCCGATTTTTCTACGAAAAAGTTTGTAAAATTTAACCAATTGGCACCTTGATCTAATCCTTCCAAAGCTTTTTCCGGTATTGCACCGTCTTTTAATCCTTTGGAGAAACGGAATTGACGGTCAAACGAATGTACGTATGCTCCGTATTGATAATCACCGTTAATCATCAAAGACAGATTTTTATAGCTTGCAGAAAGAGAGAAGTTTCCATATCCGGTAGGGAGTGTGGACCCTAAATTCTGTAAAGGAAGAATTTCTTTTAATGAGTTATCCGAATTCAGTACAGCTTTGTAACCGCGGATGAAACCTACCGGCTGTCCTTCAGCTACTACAGTTTGCACTGTTCTTGACGAGAAACCACCAATAGCAAATGGTACTGCATTACCGATACTTAGAACCTTGTTATGGTTGGTGTTGTATGATGCATTCAAGCGAACATTCCAGTCTTTAGTATCTACCAGTTGCAATCCTACACTCAATTCAATACCTTTGTTCTCAATTTCCCCTACATTAGACAGATAGTTGGCCGACTGTCCAGATGAGGGAAGAGACGGAATACTGAAAAGGGCATCTTTAGTCAAAGCATAATAATAAGTAAAGCCAAGATTTAAAATACGATTAAAAAGAACCGCATTAAAACCCGCTTCATAAGAATGTTTCTTTTCTGGAGCCAAATCCGGGTTTCCATATTTACCGAAAGAAGCGGCTTGTTGTCCTTGAAATGAATTGAAAGCTACTGTGCGTTGATATTCAAAGGCTGGCGGATAGCTACCTGCCACACCATAGTTTGCCAAGATACGTACATTGTTAATAAAATTACTTTCTTTCAGACTTTGCATGAAGGGTTCTTCGGAAAGTACATAGGAAATTCCCACTTTCGGATAATACTGCCAACCTACATTGTCACCAAAAGCTGTGTTGTAATCCGAACGTAGTCCCAGATCTATGTAATAACGATCTAAAAAGCCGATATTCTCCTGGATAAAATAGCCATAGTTATATAGATAACTCAGCCATTCATTGGAAGTCAATGTTCCTGCCCCTGCTACAATTTGCGCACCATCTCGCACATTGGTACCATTATAAACAGATTGGTGGTCGTATGTGCTAAAAAATTGGAAACCAGCTGTAGAAATCAGACTGAAGATGTCCTTATAACGATATCTGTGTTGTCCATTTATATCGATAGTCAAACCGAAGTAATTACGGTCAAAATTAGAAATACTTCCCGCGTCTGACGTACCTTCTGGCTTTTGCTGGGTATGTATCAGATATTCATTGGTAATGATGTTCTTATTATTATTCAGACGATAATCCACTCCTAGTATACCTTTAAAGGTGAGGTTGGTTAACGGGGCATAACTTAAAGACTGTGAAGTTTGGAAACGTTTCACAGATTCCCGGTTATTCTGTAATGCTTCAGCTGTGTTTACAAAAGATTTCATTTGGGCAAAAGCATAATCATCCAAGGCATCCAAATCGGCTCCATAGTTTACTTGCTTGCCTTCGGTATTTGTATATTTAAAATTAGTTGCGGCTGCACCTTCCGTAAACCACAATCCTGTATATCCACCTTGGTTACCGTTACGGCTACGGGCAAAGTCCTGTATCACCATACCAAATGAATTCTGATACTCAAGAACTTTGTTGAATTTCACTCTTGAGCCGAAACGTAGGTCATACTTACGGTCTTCGTTCCCATTCTTTATCAGGGTACCGGTACTGTTGCTCATGTTCGCTCCAAAACTATAGCCATATTTTTCAGTTCCACCATCAAAGCCAATACGGTATTTTTGAGTAAATCCTATTTGATGCAACAATTCTTTTGTACGTTTAAAATGATAAAATTGTGAAGAAGCCACATCCGCCTCTAACTGGGTTTCAGCAAAAAAAGAAATCTTTTGCTCTGTTCCCTTTTTAGTAAAAATCTGGATGACCCCGTTGGCAGCATCTGAACCATAAAGTGTAGTAGCTGCACCGCCTGTTACATATTCTATGTGGTCAATGTTTTCCATAGGAATATCACCTATAGAGCCAGTCACGGCACTGTTACCGCTTAAAGAGTTATTTAAGGTGGCTCCCGTATTCATATTATCCACACGTACGCCATCTACATAAATTACTGGAGTAGAATTAGAATAGGCAGATGACAGACCTCTTGATTTAACTAATGAAGTGGCGCCAGCTTGACCACTGGCCATCGTAATTTGCACATTAGGTAGGGAGTTCTGCAATATCTGATCGATTCGCCCTTGCTTCATACGTTCCAGTTCTTTACTGTTGACTGTCGTTACATTCGATGATAAACGCCGTTTCTGTACTTCTGCACCTTGCCCAGTTACTACAACCTCATCCAGTTTGAAATTGTCTTGGTCAAGCTCTACTTTAATGTTGTCATCCAGGTTTACAGCTAGCAGCTGAGTTTCATATCCTATATAGGACACTTTCAATTTAGATCCCTGGACAGCCGTTATCTGAAATTCGCCATCCATGTTAGTAACCGTTCCAATCGAAGGATTATCGCTTAGTACCAATGTTACTCCTGGCAATCTTTCCTGTGTTTTCTTGTCAAAAATAACACCTTTCATTTTAACCGTAACCACTTTTTTTGAGACCTCCTCATCGGATGTCAAGACGTAGCCCTTTTCTGCTTTTTTACGCTCTAATATTGTTTTCTGAGTAGCCATCATATAAGATGTGCTCAGCAAAACAGTCAAAACAATCAAAATACCTCTTCTCATTTTAGTACGTTAAGTAATTAATAAATTTGATTCAATAATATCTTTTACGTACTATTGACACAGAGTATGTTCAAAAGTGTATAACGGCTACATTTCTTTTGTATGTCAGTTTCATTTCAGCCATACTCACGTTATTTCTTTATGAAATGAAGGAACATTGACAACCCTGCCTCTATTCAACATGATTTCTAAGATAATATTTCAGTAGCTTCAAAGATTGCGTATAGTAACATTTGACTGTGTTTATCGGTATATTCAATTCATCCGCTATTTCTTGATTGTTCAATCCCCTATATATTTTCAACAGGCAAATCTCCCGTTTGCAACTTGGCAGTTGCTTTACAGCCCAACGTAAATAGCCGAACTTCCTTTCTTCTTCAAGTTTTTCTTGTAAGCCATCATCAATAATATTATTCTGTTCAGTTCCTTTCATATCCTCTCTTGCGATTATATCATTCGTATCCCGAATCATATTTAACAAATAATTTTTCGTCATAGTATAAAGATAATTTCTCAAGTGTACTTTAATATGGCAAGTGGAGTGTACTTCCCACAGGTGCAAGAAAACCTGCTGAACGACATCTTCTGCGAGATTCCTATCTTGCAAATACCTGTACGACAGACCATAAAGCATCGAAGAATACTTATTGTAAAGCTGTGTAAAAGCATCTTGATTACCTTGTTTTAGTAGTGAAAACAAATATTCATCCTCATAAGTAACCTTTGTCATTATCATAACCTGGGTGTATTAAAATAGATTGCAAATCTATAGAGCAATTAAAACATACCTGATTACAAGAAAATTACATTTTAGTTACAAACTATATATACAAATTTGTTTTCAACATTTTTATTTTTAGCAAGAAAAAACACCTGGCATTTATATCCTAATTAGGGTTGAACACAGAATTAAAAAAATAATTCACAATGAAACCTCAGATATTAACTGTAGTTGAAAATTTATCAATGATTCGATAAATTGTCCTTTCTGCAATATTATACTCATCAGATAAATATTGCATGATATAAGTTTTTTTATGTCCTTCCTGTGATAAGCGAACATAATCTTGATATACGGGAATATATTTCACATCCCCAACATCAAGAGAAACACCATCCATTACTTGGAGGATGTTCCTATTCAGAATTAATAACTCATACGCATTCATACACTACCAAGATTCTCGACATACTTTACTCTATCTGCAACAGAAGTAAATTCCTCTACGGACAATACCGGTGGCGGAGCCATCATCATACCTCTTGCAACTGCTTTTGCAAGCATATCCTCACCCGTTGCCTGATTGGATGAGGTTGTTACATTGATAGGAATACCACCACCCATTTGGTTAAAGGCCGATAATAACGGCGCAAACATAGAAGTCGCAGCGGCTGTCATTACACTTTCACCATTGGATAACATTGCCGGTATAGAGTCACTTGTGCCCGAACCCGGGCCTACTACTGAACCACCCTGTGCAAATTTAGCACTTTTTACTATACTTTGCGCTTTTGCGATATTCGTCATTATCGTAGCAATTGTTGTTGTCACCGCTAAAAGGTTAGCCGGAAAAGGCTCTTGCATAGCCTGACTTATTCCAAAAGAAATGGCCCGTCCTGTTTCAATCGCTATTTGAGCCAGCGCCAAAGTTTTAGACAATTTGGCAAATTCTTTATTTGTTTCCCCCAGTTCTCCGGTTGCCTCAATATACTGTGACAATAAAGTATTGAATAAATTATATTTAGCTGTGGCTATATCTTTAGCTGATGCGTTTGTTTTGATTAGTAAATCCAATTCTTGCCACGCCTGTAAGGTTTGCAATTGATATAAAGAGGCGCCAGCCTTTTCCGCAGCCAAGTATTCTTTCTGCTGGTCTTCCCGGATTTGAGCGGCCTTATCCTCTTCATTCTTTTTGTAGATATCCTCTTGTAACTTTTGATATTTCTTTATAATCAAAAGTCGTTGTTCTTCCGTTAGTTTGGTATTACTCAGTTCAATATCTCTTTCCAGCTTGAGACGGTCAAGAGTTAACTGCAACTTTTTATCCGTCCCCTCTTTTGTAATGAATAGTTCCAACTCTAGAAATTGTTTTTTACTTTCTAATCGTAAATTCTCATGCTGTTTTGATAAATCATCAATTTTCTTGTTATACTTCTCCACGATAGCAAGTTTCATCTGCTCGGTTAGCTCCTTCTGCTGGAGCTCTGCATCACGTTGGGCTACGAGTTGCTGCATCTTTAGTTGATACTCCTGCTCACTACCAGCCTTTACAGAATCAAGCTGCAAGGCGATAAGCTTCTGCCGATTTTCAATATCCTTTTTCAGTTCTTCATCAGAGAGCTTTTGTAAAGCAATAGTTTTCTGTTGCTCAAGAGAAAGAATCTGTTTTCCGATTTCATCTTTGGCACGAGGTGTCAAGTCCTTTTCGGTCTCCAAACGGATTTTCAAGTCTTCAATTTGCCGGCTGTACTCATATTCTATTTCTTGTGTCTGCTTTTCCCGGCTATCTTTAATAAGCTTTAGCATTTCATCCTCAGCTTTACGTATCTCTTGCAGCTCTTTCTTTTTGATTTTTAGAGCTTCGGCCATAGCTTTAGGGTCAACAATCGGAGTTTTCTTTTTATCGGTATCTCCAGTATATGAATAAACAAGGTCGAATATTTGTTGCTGAGACTGTACGACTGCCATCTGATTAATATACTCATTCCAAGTATCTTGAATATCCTTTTTTATGTCACTTTTCGACCTAGTTAATCTTGTTGCACGTCTCCATATATTAGAATAATCTAATTCTGCATTATATTTTTTATTAAGGTCAGTGATTTTTTGGAAATGTTCTTCCTCTTGATTTAATGTTAATTTCAAAACTTTCAAACGATCGTACTTGGCTTTCTCCAAAGCTGCTTCCTCTGAAAGCCCCGCTTTCACATACCGAGCCCGTGCCGCCTCTATCTTGGCATATTCATCTCCGACATTAGCCTCTGCAACATTCTTTCCAAGCTCAACTGCCGCTTTTGTTTCCCGTTCCGTTATATCCTCTACCGATTCAAACAAAGTTCGTACATCTTTAATCAAAGAGGATAAAACGTCATTAACAAAAGTCTCAACCTTAGCCGTCATCTTTTCAAATGAGCTGCCGGTAGCATCAAAAAGCAAAGCGACCTCTTTCGTTAGCTCCGCTTGGGAAGCAAGCAAATCATCTTCCACTTTACCCAATTCCCCGGTCTTACCCTTGACTTCATCCAAATTCACAGAAATATCTTTCAAGGTGCGGATATATTGTAAGCCGGCATCTTCTCCCGGACCGCCAAAGATATCGGCTATTGCGGTTCCAACCACCGCACTGCTTTCCGGTAGTTCATCCAATTTGGCAGATACTTCCTGCATGATTTGAAAAGTAGTCTTTGCTCCTGTCTGCAAATCTTCCTGAACTTGTTTAGAGCTGATACCGACACCATCCAATGCACTGGCCGTTGATGTAGTCATTTCCCGAAGCCGGGTGTTCGCCTCTTTGATAGTATCAATTCCCTTATCAGAGAAAACACCCTGCTTATTGGTTTCTGCAACAATAGCAACAAACTGATCCGCAGATATACCAGCCTCTTTGAAGTACGCCGGATATTCTTTCAAAGCAGATAGAAACTCTCCATTTGCATCCGCCCCGGCAATGAAACCATCTTTGATTACTTTCAACGCTTCATCAGAAGATATGCCAAACTGCTTTTCTACGGAATTAATAGCAGTCAACATATCCCGGAAATCTTTACTGTAGTAATCAGCCAAAGCTTGTACTTCACTCCGATAGATTTTCAAGTCATCACCGGACTTATCCGTAAATTGCTTCGTTAATTTAGTAGCTTCCTTTATCCCCTTATTGTAGTCATACCACCATTTGAAAGCAAAGCTAACTCCAGCCACACCTGCGATACTCATAAACACCGGATTCTTCAATAATGCTTTTAGTGTTGAACCTAAAGCAGATGCTTCCACCTTCATATTGGAGAAAAATCCCGTCACCCCGTTTGAGTTCTGGGCGATGTTCAACAAGGAGTTTGCAAAGTCATTATTGATACCTACAAATCTTTTCAAAGTTTCCTCATAGTTGCCGACATTCCGATAGAAGCGTTGCGTGCCTTCTTCCGCTTCTTTCAATTCATCGGTAATAGCATTTATCTTATCTTGAATCTCTTTACCTCTGGCACTGTTACGTTCTGCACGGCTTAACCTGTCATAAGAAGCAGTCAGATTAGAGAGCTCCGCACGCAGTCTGACCAAACTACCCTCGAGCTCCGTTTGCTCCTTTCGTTCATTCTGTACCTGCTTGTTCAGTACTCTAATTACCTCATTCACTTCACGGGCTGCAATTTGGGTCTCTGTTAGTTTTACATTATATTCTTCACGTTCAAAACGCCCAGCTTTCAAATCCTCCTTTAAAGTTTGTTCTCTTTTCCGGAGTACATCCAACTGAGTACGATATTTAGCGATGTTACTGATAGCGTCATCGTATCGTACCCGGATATCCAGCACTCTTTCTTCTACATTTTCCATAGTTACACTTCCAATTGCAATAATTTACACTCACATATCCCCGTATCTTCTGCCTTTACAGATAATATAGCATAATATCTACCATATTGACCTAAATAAACAGGAATAGTCACATCTAACTCTTTCAACTCAATATCACTAATTTCAACCTTTTCGCTAATCACAATCGGATTACGAATAATTTTCTGGTATGATTCATAATTTCTGTTTACCAAAGTGTCCCACCTCAACCCTTCGAATGACGCTTTAGACTTTCCGTTATTATCCACCTCAACCAATAACCGTGGCTCTACACTATTCATTTTCCCAACAGTCTCACTACCGGAATATTCATACAATGGAATAGAAGCTCTGCCAAAAGACATATCAGTGGCGGCAAATGGAAGTTCAATAGCAGTACGTTCAACCTCAATTGTTTCATCTTTCACATACAAGGCACTATTATAATCACCCTTTACTGTATTATCTTCTTTCCATGTAAGTAAATTCTTTTGCGCAAAATCTTCAAGCGAGTAACTAATTTCTTGTGGTTTATTTTCTTTGAAAGGAGCAACCACTTTACACGTCCAATCGTATGCCTTATTTCGATTCGATATAATATCATCCACAGAAAAAAAGCCCAAAGTAGTATCGTTAACGACGACTACAAATGTTCCGGATATTGCAGCAATCGTTTTAATAAAATCAACCTGCTTTATATCCGGCAGATTGGGTATTATGGGGTAATACCCATCGCTCCCCTGCCCTTCTACTATCGCTTCGTCAATATAGGGTGCTAAAGTAAGAGAAAAAGAATCTGTTCCCCAATTATTAACAAAATATCCCGTATCACGGAAAGCGCAATAAATAATATCACCCTCTGATAATGCAGATGTTTCATCCTCAAAATCAAAATACGCAGTCCAAGTCTGCCCACCTTTTCCTTGTAATTCAGAAGCATCAGCAGAAAACACTTCTTCAGCTCTCCCATCCATCACTTTATATACCACAAAAACAGGATTTACCGGAACCGTACTAGCAAAATCAAAAAACATTCTTGCCGATATTCTAATCTTAGTACTTTCTTTGAGAATTTTTATTCCCGAATTACTGGTACCGGCATTGATTACCGCCAAAAAACTATTAGCATAGGCATCTTTCAATATTGCAGTCAAGTAATAGTCATATCTTACTCCGTTATTATATCTCGCAGCCAATCCAAATTGATTATTTACATCAAACCCTCGACCATGACGCGTCAATAATGGAACAATCAACTTGCTAATATATCTTTCCACAATATCATTTGAGAATAAAAAGCCAAGTTCATTATCAGCGGATATACGGTCTAATATCCAACGAACCCTTACACTGGGATGCACATAGTTTAAAGTATCAAAGCTTCTTATCCCCATATTCATATCAGAAACAATAAAGGAGTTCCAATATTGATAATTACTGATTTCTCGCCTCCAAGTCATATAATAGCCATTATCAACAAGTTCATTCAGAGATTTATTATTCCCTACGATACCTGCCAATACCGTTATATTCCCCCATGTGATAGCAATATCAATGGTATCAGAAACCGATAGAAGTACAGCCTTAGCATTTGAGATTATCTCTACTCCATTACGGATATATCTTGCTTGGTGATATTTTCTTGGGTACCCAGTACTACATGAAGGCATATCAGCATGTTCTATGATACGTTGATTATGTACTGTTTTGGGTAGTTTTATCGTATAGCTATTATTACTGACAATCTTACCTAAATCAGAAAACAAATTGCTTTTAAGATTTAATGTGATTTTTGTATCCTCTCCCAAATCAACCTTTACACCATCAATAAATAATTCTTTTTTCATAAGATCTGTGATATTATTTCTGGTAACATTATCTCAATTTCAAAATCCTGTAGAGGTTTCCGTAGATGATTCACTGTTCCCGTTGCCAATCTTACAGGGAACCATTTCCCCTCATGATACAAATCAATTAAAGGAGATGTATGTAAAGTAGACAACATATCAAATGTGTCCTGATCTATAAATGTAGCACAAGCCTTTATAGATTTCTGCATTTTCTTAGATTGACGTGATACCCCATAATAAGCATATTTGTTGTCCGAAAAAGTTTGATAGAGCAATTCACCATTTGTACTTACCTGCAATATATTGTCCCCAATCTGGAACAACCAATACTGATAAAAACCATGTCTATCTATCCAACGAAGATAAATACCACACTCTGAAGAATCTACTACCAACCTATTTATAACAGCCCCATCACCTATCGGAGTAAACGTATTATCAAACGTGTATTCAAATGTACTGGCAGGCAAATCCTCATCCAGACGAATTACCGCAAAATCTTTAGCTGACGGAACCAATCCTGCAACATTGATGTGATTTAATCCTGCGGATAAGTTTTTTGTAACATATCTATTTTGGTCATAACGAAAGCGAACAGTCGCTCCCTCAGCCACAAACAATGAGAAAGTAAAAGGAAACTTTCGGAACCATCTCACTACACGAGGTGCATTAAATACCTCACCAATATTAATTGCTCCCCAAATACTATCAGTAGTAAAACTAAAATTATCAACACTCGTAGAAACCGTTACCGACACTCGAATTGACTGTAACAATGAAGTATCAACAGAAAAGAAAGAACGCATATAACACGAAATATCAGCATATACTTTTCCTGAATAAGAACTCCTTACATCTGTATATTTTTTCCCATTGGCCGCAATGCTGATAGTCACTGTATTATTAGTTTGAACTGTTATCTCTTGTGGATTAAAACAGAAGCACACAGTATCAGGATACCATATCTGATGATTATTTTCAAATATTGCTGTTCGCATTGTTATTCAAATTTATATGTTGTACATCCTTTGAGAAAATACCAAATACACGATTCATTACATTCTGTATCGTTCTTTCAATATCTTCTGAATATATGTCCCCATGCTTTCCTGTCCGATATAGTTCAGTACCTTCTCGAGCTATTTTCCGAGCTACGAGGTATGCAAAAGACTTAGGCTTCTCCACTTGAATCCCCTTATCCATCATCCACTGCCGGATAATCTTATAAAATCCTTTAGGAACTTTCCCCGGTCTGCGTCCCGTTTCCAATACGCCGAAAGCCTGCCTACCAAACAAGAAGCCATGATTATCATCTACCACAACATGCAAGCTTTTGATAGTCCTTCCACTTGCACGCTGCCCAGCCCGTATATGATTCTCAATGATACGTTGCCGAAGACTGTCCAACTCCTCAATCAGAATACCTTTTATTTCTTTTCTCCTATCTTCCATAACTAACACATGGGTACTCCTTGAACCTCTTTAAGTTTCAATTCTATCATTATCCCAGTAACATTCACATCCAACTTATCGTAAAATATGGAGTAAGGTACTTCATCACTCACCCACTCAAACAGTCCGCTTTTATTCAGTTCTTTGATAAACTGTACGGCATATCCTTTGCACCTCTCAATAACCTTATCATTCTCCACCCCGTCGAAATCAAACCTTGTCTTATCTGCAAATGCTATCATACAGTTAGGGCAATCCTTCAACTGTGTTCTGGATATAACGAACTTACCGGATACAGGCAGTAAGTTAATCATAGCCGGTAATGGCATTTTATCCAACCGGACGTTAGCCGTCGCCCAGTTATCAAACAAATAGGTTATGTCTTTCAGCTTTTCTGCAACAGACGCTATTTTCCTCTCTACACTTGTGTTCATTTGTTATTATCTTGATAAATTTTACGTAATCTTCGTTCATATCTTATCTTCTCTGCATCCATATCAAGACATTTATACACTCTGACCCATGGAACACTTTCTACCTGCTCATGGTCAGTAATTCCCATACGGGTTGCATAATAGTCCACCAACCCAAACAAGCCAAATGATAACTGATCCACACCCGCACGTTTTTCCTCAGGAGTAGGCGTCACACTCGTTGTTTCAAACAGCTTGGTTATCCGTTCCACCTCTTTAGTAACCCATGAGGAAAAGCCCAAAACATCCTCTACCTCACATGCTTCTATTTGTTCAACCGATAACCCCAAAAGGACATGACATGGCATCATTATGCAATCAATATCGCTTGATATAGATTGCAGCCCCATAAGCTGCCCAATAGTGGCATCATTCAGATTATCCGGCAAACGAACTCCCGAAATGAAGTCCGGCTTTGGAAGCTTTCTTATCCGCTCCAACAGTTCAATAGCATTGCTTGCCACCTCACTTAATATCAAAAATTCTTTTACTGTCATATCTGTCCTAATTTTGCTTTTGGTCGTTTGGGAATTGGCTTGATACGGAAGAACATTGCCATTATCAGCATATCAAGATAATCCGGAGAATGACCAAGAATCTCTTTCATTTTCTCTTTACTGATTATTCCTTTCTTTCGGGTATCAGCATCTATATGGTCTTGCTTTAAAACTCCTAATTCTTCGATTATACGCTCTCTTTGGGCTTCCGTACATATAATCCTTATCTGTCGGTTATTTATCAGTTCTGCGAGCTTAAAAGCGCACTCTGATTTCAGATTGTCAAACTCCAGATTAATCGGGCGATTACCGCCATGAAATTCTTTGATACCATTCAGATAACTTTCAAGATAACTCCCCAGCCCATCGCTATCAACTATCATCATACTGCGTGGAATACTCCACTGTATCATCATGTTTTTAAGGTCTGCTTCAATGGATTTGCCCGTACTGTATTCCTGGTCTAATCTGATATAGCATACATTACCTATCCAATGCCCACTGACAAAACGGTCTCGGCCTTTCATGGCAAGGTCAGAAGAACCAGTCGATAAGCCTACCGGTTGTACATGCTCGTTTGTAAACAAGTCACAAATAGCATCATAATCACAAAGTACTGCCGGATCATTATCATATTCCCAATTGCCGAAATACAAACGCTCTTTCGTTACTTTATCATTAGTATTTTTCAAAGTGTTTATATAGTCTTCTGTTGCAAATGGATTGTCTTGTACCAACGCCTGTATAAAAGCATAACCATCTTTTAACTTATGCTCTTTCCATGGTTTATAAAATTTATCGTATAACCAATTCTTTTTGGGATTACAAGTAATAAGAATTTTCCCTGGAACATTATAGACATCATTCAAGTGCCGCCCTATACGGGTCTGTAACACTTCAAAGGCCAATCTATTCACTTGACCCGCCTCTTCGATCCATCCACCCGTAAATTCCAAGGAGCCGAAACGTTCATACATCGGGTCTTTATAGGGGTAATATGTCAAATCCAAAAAGATAATCTCACTCCCATTATCGAACTTGATGCCGTCATTTGTCAAGTGATAATATGGATAGCCATGAGAGTTAGCCACTTTAACAAATGTCACCGCTATAGATGCTCGACTGTCTTTGAGATTATTTCGCCCCGCAAACCAACGAGTTCCGGGAAGATAATGGCAACATTGCATCAGCCATTCACAACCGAGCCATGACTTACCACCGCCACCGGCACCACCATAACATAAGAACTTCGTAACATCGTCACGAAGATAGTTATAGGCTAAACGCTGTTTTATGTTGACTCTCTCTCCCATCACTTCACACTCTCCGCTTCTTTGGTATATGGAAGAAATGAAAATGACTTAAACTCTTTCCCTGCATTCGTATGGTCTACTTCCTGCTTATCCGCAAGCCCAAGTTTACGAGCAATAATATTCGCATTGAAAGCACCGACACATGCACCCTCAAACTGTTGCGTTTCGATTGTTTCTTCCACGCGTGCGATGACCTCTAAAAAATCTTCGTCGTTCTTATTTTTACATTCCGCACGAAAGGTGCTCCACCATTTAGATGAAGCACCTACATAAATACAAAATCCAGTAAGAGAATACGGACGGGAAGTCGGGGAAACTTCTTGCTGCACTTGCTGCTCATTAACAGTTTCCACTTTCTTCCCTTTCTTTCTTTTCACAGGAACTGTCTTTTGAACAGCTTTTTTGGAAAGCCAAGGATTTTCATCGCACCATTGGAAATACTCACATGCAGCTTCCCACAAAAGTTCCGGCGTGGAAAAGAGTTTATCTCTCCCATGCTTACTCCTTAACATCCAAAATTTATTTCCCGTTGGTGCTGCCATATCACTTCTTCATTCTGATTATTTCTCCACAATGGGGACATGCCATTTCAATATATTCGGTCTTCTCTTGCTCTAAGTTCTCTTCAATACGTTCCGTTTTCTTTTTGAAAGCCTCGTTCTCTTGACGTTCCATTTCCTGACTGAACTCCCGCTGTACTTCCTCTGCTTGCATATCTTCTGTTGCATAATCATTTGCCGGAGTAAAGTCTACATCAAATCCGAGTAACTGTTCTATTGGCTCAAAAAAGAAATCTTGCATATCTGCAGGGACATTCATAGTCCTAAGTTCACGTATCAGTTTATCTTCATCCCATGATGCAAACTCCGATGTCTTATTATCAGCAATACGATACTGGCGTGCCTTTTCTTCGTCCAAATCAGCGACTATACAAGGTACTTCCTTATATCCAAGATTTAAGAGAGCAAAGTATCGTGTATGGCCGACAATGATTTCAAGATTCTTATCTACTACAAGCGGTTGGTTAAAGCCAAACTTCTTGATTGATTCCTCTACCGGTTTGATAGCCTTGCTATTGTTCCGGGCATTATTCCAATATGGAATGATTTTATCTATTGCAATATTCTGTATATCCATAATCATAACTCTGCTGAATCTGTGTGATGAATAATTTCTTTAATGGCTTTGCTGTATTCGTAGTTCTTGAACATCTTAGCAAAGCCGGTGATGTGCTTAAGTTTTACAAGCTCTAATGGTTCCATGCCAAGCTTCTTACAAATGACTGCATCCGACTCTCCATTTTTAATCATGTTATAAATGATATTCGTCATGCCGTCAACAGAATGTTTACCACGTGCCCGGTTATGCCGGACCGTAGATGCCATACGGTCATTGACATCCTTTTCAATAACCACAATGGGGAGACGACCACTATTCCGTCGGGCAATATCCTTGTACATACGTGCAATGAGATTACGGTGAAAACCGTCTACAATAATATATTTTTGCTCTTCCTCGCTCCAAATCGTAACGATAGGCTGAGTATATCCATCTTCACGAATGGAAGTATAAAGCAACTGCATTTCCTGCTTTGCCACGGCATTAGGATTATAGTTGTTTGCCTTTACCATTTCCATTGGAACCCAAAGAACACGATCCACCGGGTTTACTTTCTCCGGGGACAAGGAAAATAGAAGTTGCCTCACTTCATTCAAAAAGTTTATTTTGTCCGGCGTTTCATCAAGCATCCGGATGATTATTTCTTTTAGCCTTTCCATATTTATACTTTGATTTATGAACCAATAATCTGTTATTTAACTTTGTCTGTTCAAAGTCTTCGGTAATAATCCCACGAGCAAAAGCGCGGTAAATATCAAGACGGTCTACATCAGACCAATTTGCTACTTTAGTAATCACTGTCTTCAGATTATTGGAGAAAATGATTTTATTCTTATCCTCAGCCACTATGTTATCAATGAGATACTTCAAATATTCCGACCAATCCTTAAAACAGTTCGGATAATTACGTATCTCTTCAAAGGCATCCAACAGAAGATGATTTGTCGTACCAATATTGGGGATACGGGTGTACATGGCATTATATGCCTTCGGGTCAATTTCCTGCAAGTAAGGGATATTCTGATTACTGTTCTCATGAATCAGAGAGGACACCCTGGCCGAACGTAGCGGCTCTTTTGAGAAAATGTAATTGTAGGCTTTATTATATCTTAACCGATTGGAGAAGATATAATACCAGATATCGCGGTAAGACCAATCATACAAAGGGTACATAACTATTCCATGACTGCAACGCTTTCCGTATGTCATACCAGGGAGGGTCTCCTTGCCTGTTAATCCTGCACGACGGGCCGGAGATTCCTCAATACGGACACCACCCAAAGAAACATAATCTTCTCCTAAGTGATGAAATGCAATAGCGTTGAACATGTCTTTAAATCTGTCAGCATCATATACATTCTCTTTGAAAGCAATATCCTCTTTTTCACGCATCCATTCTTTTCCTGGTTCCCAAGGAATAAACCAATCACCGCTATTAGCGTTCCATAATCTGAATGGTACTTGTACCCAAATAGGCTCTACTTCTGGCAAAGACATAACATAACGCATATACTCGACTGTATATGTGTACTCACATTCCTGGTCAAGAAACATAACCGGTAGCTTTCGAATACCAAGTTCACGTGCCACTTCCAAAGTGATATGCAGCAAAGCGGTACTATCTTTGCCTCCAGAAAAACAAACGCCCAGACGGCCACCTATAGAAAATAGCTGCCTTATGCGTTCTTTCGCCGCTTCATACACATTTTGTTCTGAATATAATATCATACGTTAGTCACGATATAATAGTTACCAAACTCTTTTACTTCACAATGAGGAAAGCCTTGTTCCAGCTCACACCTCGAATGTTCATAATATTCCAATTCGCAACCGCTACGTTCATAAGTCACCGGATGATACGTTTCTTTATAGAACATAAGGAACAAATTCTTCTCCTCAGGGATATCCGTTAACGCTTCGACTTCAATGTAACTGGCCGAACCAAACAGAGCGACAACAGTATTGAATACCATAAACTTTAGGTTGAACATCTCAAACGGAATGCATAGATTATAATACCCAGGATGCTTCTTCCTAAAAACTTCAAGCATCTTATTGCTCGGATCGATACCGAAATATTCATCTGGAGATACTTTCAGAATATCAAGGAACAATCCGGTGCCACATCCCACATCAAGAATAATTCCGGGAACATCAAAAAGCATCGAGGCTATCTTATTATTCTCCTCAATGCTGACTTCATCTTTAAACAAAGAATCGTAACTCTCTGCAATTGCATCATACTGATTTGCTGCGTACATACTATATTATTTTGATTTACAAAATAAAGATACCGAATAATCCATGAACGGACTATCCGGTATCAAAGAACTTACTGACACAATTTGGCAGAAGGTTTTGCTCAATATGAAAAAAGATATTAACTTTGAAACAAATCAAATATCAATATAAAAATGGAAATAAGTATATCTAAAGAAACCGAACGTTTTGCTGATTTCCTAAAACAAAAAGACAATGAGAACATTATCTTTTCCGGAGCTTTTGGAATAGGCAAATCATATTTTCTAAATAATTTTTTTAATCAGCACAAAGACAAATACACTGGAATATATCTAACCCCAATTAATTACTCTGTTGCTAATAACGAAGATATTTTTGAGTATATCAAAGTGGACATATTAATGCAGTTATTAGAAAAAGTTCCCTATGATTTTGAGAAACAAAAAATATCATTAAGCAATGCGGCATTTTTTTATATGGTAAACCATCCTAAAGATTTTTGGGGTAATTTTTTTTCTATAGCAGAAAAAGTTACCTTTGGCACAGATATCATAGACAGGTGTATCGCACTGAAAGAAAACATTGAAACATATGCAAAAGATAATTCGAAAAATGAAGAATCCCATATCAAGAAATTCTTCGATAGCATTAGCATAGAGAAAGGAAGCATCTATGAAGATAATACAATAACTCAAATCATCCGTTCTATTGTATCAAGCACCAAAACCGATAATAGTCCCAATAAACAAATCGTCCTCATTATTGATGATTTAGACCGTATCGACCCTGAACATATTTTTAGAATATTAAATATATTATCAGCACATAATGATTTTTGTGGTACTAAAGAGCATAAATTTGGATTTGACAAAATAATTTTAGTATGCGATATTGATAATATAAGAAACATTTATAGTGCCAAATATGGAATAAATGTAGATTTCAATGGATACATTGATAAATTCTATAGTAAAGAAATATACCATTTTAATAATACAAATGAAATTATAAAAGCCATAGCACATATTCTTGCAACAACCAAATCAGATCAAGAAGTGGGTCTAAATAACAATGGCTATTATTCACATATAATCTGCTGTAGTATATTATCCACATTTGTCAAAAATGGGTCAATTAATATAAGAACATTACTGAAATATATTAATAAAGATTTTAAAGGAGATCGATTGGTTTATATAGGGCGAAGGAGAGTACCAGTATATATGTTTCCCAATTTGGTTGTTTTCGATTTTATTCGGACAATGTTTAGCACAATAAAGGATATGGAATCTGCTATAAATAAACTTAATAAATCAAATTTCAGCATTGAAGAATCTGAGTATATTTTGAAAATATTTATAGCATTAGCTGATTATCACAATTTTGAACAAGGTGAGTACACCTATTACAATAAAGAATATAAAGCAATAATCAATATCAATATAGGAATAGTAGACTTTGCAAAAGAAGAAGTACCGGAAATTGACCCATCATTAGTACTGAAAGAAGCTTTCAATACATATAGCACTCTTTTTACGTAAAAGGATAATGGTATTCTGATTTTCCAAATCCTTATTTTACAATTAAATCATTAATAGTTAACATATACACCTACCTACTAAACCATGTTATAAGTAAGCTAAACAAAGGGATATAATTTGCATAACTCCCACAAATCCGTACATTTGTAATGTGTTTTTCATAGTATTAGATTTAAGGTTAAACAAAGATTAGCTGTCTGGGATAGATAGCCTTTTTTTGTAACCATTGGCAATATCTTTTCTTTATTAATCACTTGGTCGTTCATGCCGTTCTTTTAATTGTTTCAAGACTATTTCTATGCCGTTATCAAGCCCTTTGCCTTAATTCCGGCAACTGTTCCTCAACGCTTATCCACGGAGATTGCTTTGCCTCCAATCGTACCATATTTACGGTAGTCATGGCTATTTCAGTAAATACTACGGTTTGCCCGTCTATCACCTCGATATTGATAAGTGAGTTGCTATTGATTAAATCTTCTGCTTTCATATTTTATTGTTCTATTTGATTAAAAAGACATGTCTCCGAGGGGAAGTATAAATTGTCACATTTAAAACTTTGTCATCAAAATGGAGAACGTGCCCAGATTATTGTTACTTTTGTGACGTCAAATTTAAATTTTATATTATGGAAAAAAAAGATTTAGAGATTGGATACATAGTACAAACTAACTTATGCTATGGTTATTCAGGAGTTCAAAGTGCTGCGGTCTGTATAGTACCTCTAATGATCGTAGAGGTTACAAATATCTTCGAAGATAAAATTGAATTTGCGGAAATTTCTAAGAGTCTTAAAACCTATGTTCATCTTCAGGATATACAGGGATTGCCTTTAAATTCATGTATTTTAGGTAAATTAGGGTTTACGCATATAGATAAAACTTTAGCTCTATGTCCTGCTCCTGAAAAGATATCGGGACAAGTATTTGAAGCTACCATAGACAATACAAAAATACAGATAATCCAGGATGGCAATAAATATAAACTATGTATGGGAAGTAGTAGATGCCCTTTGGACATTTCGTTTGTTCATGAGATTCAAAAGAACAAAACTACAAACGGCAAGCCATTAAAAATAAATCCAGTACTTTTCGATGAATCAAATTAGCACAAGTATAATAAGGAATGTCAAATTGGCATTCCTTACTTATACCAGCGTCCACCACAATACCGACAGACAAAATAATCTCCCATACTCATAACCTGTGTTTTCTCGTCAACACATATATGACACATGCAAACATTGTGGTCGCCATCTGACACGGGTTCCTGAATTTTATCATATTCCCAAAGAGATAGTTTACCTTTAGCTGGTATTGGTTCAGGGAATAAGATAGGATTAGCAAGTAGCCAATTATAAACTCCCTTCTCTGCCCAAATAGAAGGATGATTCATCACACAGTCTATTATCTCCACACTTCCAATGATGGCAGAATTTATATATCCCTCACCGCAAATAATCTCTCTCTGAAATCCAAGTGAGAAACTGTCCCATTGTTGCCTTGTGAATACACTATTAGGATTTATCATTTCCACAGGGATGGCACTTGAATGTATCAGCACCCTCTGTCCGATATACTTCTTAGGGCACGGCCAAGTCCGATTTTCGATGTCTTTAATACCGTGGACTATCAAAGATGCCCACGGCTGTTTTATTGTTATTGCTTTCATAAATAGGTTTTCTAAAATTTTATTCTAATTTTGTTCCATAATTTTATTTGTTATACTTTAAATAAGTAGTTATTCACATTTAAATATCAAGCTATATGGAAAATAATGGTGTATTAGATGTCGGAGGAAAATTTATTATTACATACGATGAAGAAAAAAAAGCTGTAGTAATAAGTACTCCCGGCAATAATTTAATTGAAATCAACGATAATTATAAACAGATTCGTCTTGTAGACCAGCATAAGAATGAAATCAAAATGGATAGGGAAGGTATCAGCCTCACATCTACCAAAAATATAACGCTGAAAGCAAAAGGCGACATCACGATGGATACCACGATGAAAATCAGCGGTATCGCCAAGCAGGACATTAGTCTGGAAGGACTGAACGTAAAGGTGCAGGCGAAAATCGGAGCGACCGTTAAGGGCAATGCCACGGCGGAACTCTCGGCAAGCGGTCAGACCACCGTAAAAGGTGCGATGGTAATGATTAACTAATTTAAATTCTAAAACTATGCCTCCAGCAGCAAGAATAACAGACATGCACACCTGCCCCATGCAGACCCCGGCGTTTCCCTCGCCGATACCGCATGTGGGCGGTCCCGTAGTGGGTCCGGGTGTGCCAAACGTACTGATAGGCAAGATGCCTGCCGCCGTGGTGGGCGATATGTGTGTTTGTGCCGGTCCGCCGGACACCATCATCAAAGGCTCGGCAACGGTAATGATTGGCGGCAAACCCGCCGCACGCATGGGCGACAGCACGGCGCATGGCGGCTCGATAGTCAACGGATGCCCCACGGTAATGATAGGTGGATAAATATTGAAGCCATCCTCTTGATAGCATCAATAACTTTATATCCATTTTCATTCATGTTTTTATTAGTTATGAATTGATTCACCACAGATTACACAGATTCAGATTTTATTGATTATCTAATTAATAAATCTGTGTAAGCTGTAGTGAGTATTATTCTTTTATTCCGTTCCCTATTATCCTCAGATACACACATCTTACACCATGATGTCTTGATGTGATACACTTTTCCATTGCGATGAATCGTTCTATCGTAGAAGCAGGACAGCAGGAGTAATTTTCTGCAACGACTGCATACTTTGCGCTCTTTCCCGTCCACTATCACCCGGTTTCTCGGTTTCCGCTTCACTATTTCACACGAACCACATTCGGATGCACCGTACTTTCGGCAATAGGCAAGTGAATGCTTACCACATTTGGCAAAAGAGGTACAATCCGAGCGGGGAACTGTCTGATGAACATTCATACTGCATCATCCAATAAGTCAAACAACGTGGGCGCGCTCACTTCCATTTCAGCTTCGTACAGGTATGAGAGGCTGTCTCTCCAATAGTCATAATTCAATTCCGTAGATAATCCCCTACGTCCCAAATTAACAGCGCAGTAGGGCACGGTGCCGATACCACCGAATGGGTCAAACACCAGTTCACCCCTGTTTGAGTACCGTTCAATCAGCCTTTCGACAATATCAAGTTGTAACGGGCAGATATGATTTTGCCGCTTCTTCTGGGATTGTTTCGTATTGAGTGTTCGCATCCGGGTAACATCGTCCCATATCCACGGTTTCTTACTCACCGGGTCAACGGCCATAAACGTTTTAGGTAGTTTTCCGTATTCTTCCAGTTCCTCAGCGAACGATATGTGTTCCTCGTAGTTATATATATGCTCACGCTCGTAATTCCTAAACAAATGGCGTATCTTGTCAATGCCGGCGCCTTTCATATCCTCGTAACTCAACAGAGAGTTACCCGAAGATTTCCAACTTGCATGAGCATCTATCTGCCAACGGGCCAGCGAATATTCACTCTTGTTTTTTGTCACCGGCAAATCAGCATAGGCCCGTGAGGTATCAGAAGGCAGTTTGCGGAAAAGAAGAATATATTCCGGGCAACCGATACCCATCTTTGAACCGTCCTTACACATTTCGGTATAGCCAAGTCGGTAAGTCTGGTTATTCTCCCTTACTACATCCGTATCCACTGTAATACGGCCCATATATCTAAATCCATGTTTCATGTAATGGAATACAGTCATTTCGCTGAACGGGTCAATAGTAGGCATACCGTCACCCGTAGCATTGCCGAATAATACACGGTCCTTCACATGGATGCACGCCAACCGACCCGGTTTCAATATGCGCATCAGTTCAGGGGTAAGGTAATCCATTTGCTCAAAGAACTTGTCGTTACTCTCATTGTGCCCGAAATCGTTATAGGTAGGCGTGTACTCATAGTGATTGGAAAACGGAATACTTGTTACTATCAAGTCTATTGAATCGCTTTCCATCTTTTGGCATTCAAGAACATTGTCGTTATTGATAGCCTTCCACAGCTTGCCGGATTTCTCTTCACGGCTGGCGAACATCCAGCGCATCATCTTCTCCTCAGCCTGCAATCCGAACAAACCGTTCTCACGGACAATATCGGTCATCTTGGAAACCATTTCCCGATGTTGCGTCCATTTCTGCATGAAACTCTTAAATATCTCGCCCTCGCTTTCAGCATAGACCAGATAAAGGTCAACCGGATGCTGTTGCATGAAACGGTAGATACGGGCTATCGCTTGGAACTTATCATTAAAACGGTAGTCGATGAACATGATTGCCTTGTGGCAGTGGTACTGGAAGTTCAAGCCCTCGCCAAGCATTTCCGGTTTGGCGGCAAGATACTTCAGCCGCCCGTCTTTGAAATCCGCTATTACCTTATCTGCTTCGTCATCATCCTGCGAACCATATACAGCCTTGCATCCGGGTATGGCGTCACATAATGCCTTCCGTTCATTTTCCAAGTCATGCCATAAAAGGAAATGGTCGTCCCTGTTTTCCGGGCGGTTGATAATCTCTACCACACGGGCAATCTTTTCCTGCATATTGTCCCGGCGTTCTTTCGCCGCGTCAGCAAGTCCGAGGGCAGCCTCACGGAACATTTTCACCTGACCGTCCCTGTCCGTGCCGGCAGTGGAGTTGTCCACGCTCACCACCTCTTCATGCACCCGCAGTTCCGGCAACTCATATCCGGTATCGGGATAACCGAGGTCGGACGGTTTGGTAAGGAACAACGCCCATGTAGATACCCATAGCCAAAACTCCTTCTCCTTATGCGGGTAAAGAGTGAGGTTATTCGCCTTCGTGCTGTCACGTTGAAAGAAACGGGTAAGCGCCTGCCCGGTATCCATCACACCAAGATAACCGGCATAATGTATCAGCTCCTTGTATCTGTTGGGTGACAGTGTGGCAGTGGCAACAAACCTGTACGGTACTTCTGCAAACAAAGGAAGAAACTCCTGATAGGTCTTGGTACCGAAACCGCGTAATACGCTCGCCTCGTCCAAAGAGGTTGCAGTGAAATAGGACGGCTCTATCCTCACTCCGTCCTCTCCGTCACGCACTCGCTCATAGTTTGTAACCATAATATCAGTGGGGCATATCATCACATCCGCCATAGTACGCACATAGGTAACTTTCATGTGCAGATGTTGTTCCGCTTGTGTAAGGAACTCGACCACTACACGCTTGGGACAAACTATCAGCCCTTTACCACCTTTGTGTTTCAGGACTACCCGGAGTATCTCCAACTGGGTAACGGTTTTCTGCATACCGAAACTGGAGAATATCGCACGGCAACCATCTGACACAGCCCAACGGACAGTATCTTTCACATGGGGGTATAACGACGAGGTTAATTCTTCCGGCTTAACTTCAAATCCTGTTTGATGACTGATAGCCATCTTGTCTTTCAAAAACTCGATATAATCTTTCATTGTACTATCTATTTATTGTCTCATAAGTAAAGTATATCACATCACAGGGGTACTTGGCATACAGCCGCTTTCTCTCAGCCTCGATGTCGTTTGTTTCAATAGTCACTTTTTCACACCGACGATTATCGCCGGTGATGTATTCTATTTTTCGGATGATATGTTTCATGCTGATAATCTATTACGAATTAAACCTATGTTCTTTTTGACAAGTCCTATGATACGTTTATGGTATTCTGTATTCTGGTTACATGCACCACGGGATTGGACTACTTCAAGAGTTTTCAGAGACAATTCTATCGTCTCGATGCGTTTTTCCCCGATACGAGCAGAAAGGATAAGGCAATCATTACGCTTGTAATACCCATTCGTATATACGCAATGGTGCATTGCTTTCCCTTCTTGGTAGAACTGGGTTATACTTTCCAATGGACGGATAGTTATACTTCCGTCCGTAATCTCCAAACCGAAGAACTTCTCCATTCTTTTGTAAAACTGAATGATATTCTTTCTACGTTCCTTTTCACAACGGATTGCTTCCCGTCTTTCCCTATCTCTGCGAAGCTTTGCTTCAATGCTCCTTTTCTTATTCATTAGCAAATCATGCTCGACTTTCAAGTTCTTAGGACAGACATATTTGGCGTTACGTACGTCTTTCTTGAAATAGAGCAGCAAGTCGATGTAGTCATTCCACATACCGGCATCCCTGATGATGTAATGATTACGATTACAGATATTAAAAGACGGTTTGTATCGAAGCTGATAATACCCCTCTTTAGCCATGTGCTTAAGCATTGCCATCTGCTTTGTTTTCAAACAGAGTTCGGCATCATTGTTACCGGTTAAGAGCGATCGTATAAGCCTCGACGGATTGACATCGGGAAAATTCCGGCCTATACCGCGTTTCTTTAATTCCGGGAGAAGCTCTATCTTGCTATATAACCATCCATGTATAGAGTATACATCTCCATAACTGTAATAACCGCTACCGTATTCGTTCTTTATACTCAAAGGCTCACTATACAACCATCCATTGCCACCCATATTCATAGGCCTGGCGATAATGGTACGTTTGCCATTAACTGCAATCCATTCCTGAACAGTCTCAAAGAAACTGTAATAAGGGTTTGATATCGGATGCTCACGAAAACCACTTTTGCAAGAATACTTGCAGCACAGGATATGACGTATAACTTGAAAGCCACCTACAACCTGCAGTATGTCCATGTAGATTTCCTCTTTATTCTGGCTCTTACGACTGACTGTTACATCTAATTTATGGTGGCAATAAGGGCATTCGGTCTTATTACCCAAAAGGATAGTACCCAATTCGCTATTATCGGTATTTATCCACATCTTACCACATTCTGAACACCAAAGTTCATCCTTACATTTATACGCAGTGCGAGCAAACAGATGTTCTTTCGCCCAATTTTTGGGAGATTCGGAGATTTCACCCAACTTTTCACTCAGCTCGGCGACTTCCTTTTGCAATTTAGTACGTGGTTTCATGGTTTAGAACAATGACATCTGTTGTACTTCTGTTGCTTCTTTCTTTCCTCGTGACGGCTTTTTCTTAAGCAAAACATATTGCTCTTCGGTAAGACGTTTTATCGCTTCCTCACGAGCCCTCTGTTTATCTTCCTCAGTCAACTTCACCGACTTGGGTGAAGTGGAAGTGACGGTTCTCGTGCCGGCAGGAAGTTTATTGATTTTTATGTCGTCCTCGTCGTAATAGTGTACGGCCATACCAAATACCTCATTATCAGAAATACATACAGCATTGCCTCGCTTCTGGGCTTCCCCCATGATGTAAGAACAGCACTCGTCCAAATTCTTGTTTTCCTTTGCGTAGGACTTGGCAAACAGTTCGTCAGTCCTGGCACGTTCATCAAGATAACTCTTGATAGCTTCTTTGAAAGTTTTGTTTTCCATAATTGCGTTACAAATAAGTCCTTAAACAATAGTCCGCTATCCAGTAGCAGACAAAATAAAAAGCGGCATACGCTGTCAGAATTGACAGAATAGTCGCTATCAGTTTTATGTCTTTCATCTTAATTTGAGTTTTGCCCGTAAGTCGTCGGGTGGTTGGTGATTCCGCTCTACAGGTGCTTGTTGCTCCTGTGCCCGATTATTGCGGTTCCGGATGATTATATCCAGCTCATCCGACCGGTCTTTGAGGAACTTGCGGAAAGCCTCGCCAATAGTTATCGTGTCGAAATAACCGTAGAATTTACCGTATCTGCCCAGCTTGAACCGGGCGACAAATAGAATGAATTCGGTCAGCTTGATGTAGTGGTACTGCCTTACGAACAGGTTTGAGAACTCGTTCAAAGCATTTTCATCAGCACTCTCTTTTGTGGCAGAGGCAAAATCAATAGTCAGTAGCTGCGTCTTTGCCCACAAAGCCGAGGAGCCGTCACCGTACATCCGTTCAAGGTCTGACAACGTGGGGGACTTCTCACTGTACGCTTTATCAAGGTCGGCAAGAAGTATCGGCTGGAGCGATGTCGAATATGCGGCAGATGCTTGGCTAAAGGTCGGGTATCTCTGCTTGATGGCCGACAGCATCATATCCCTGCTCGATGGCCGCGTACTCCGCAATGAGGTTTCTTGCCTTTGCTGCTTTATCAGCATCCCGACCGTTTTGTCCTTGGGTTTCTGTTTTTCCATTACCTTGCTGTTTTTTTTCGATTATCCAAAGATTGGCCCGGCTGTCCCAACGTTCAACCTTGGCACCAGTGGATGTTTTCCAACCAAGACCGGAGAAATGATTGTAGAAAATATCCGCTTGTAGTTCCCAGTTGGGAAGTTTGTCCCGAAAATACTCTTTCACTTCTTCGACAGTTGGTGGTATAAACTCCACTTTGGTTTTAGGCGGCTTCTTTTTCAGTGGTGGCTCCGGTGGGAATAACTCGCCAGAGTTATCTCCTCCCATAGGTTTATGTTTCTGTTTATATAAAGGGTTACCATTTACGTTACCGTTTATGTTACCATTTACGTTACCACTTTCGTTACCATTTTTGTTACCGTCAGAAACATAAAGTATCTGATAAAAAGCTCCGTTTGCCCGTTTATTCCCTTCTTTGAAAGAAATCAATCCTTTTTGCTGGAGTTTGTTGCGCAGGTCACAAATTGTTTTGCGAGAGATGCCGAGTTCAAGCTCCACATTCCTCGACGGCAATTCGAACGGATTAGTCCAGTTTCTCGAGTTACATTCTTTCAGCAAATAGAAATAAAAATCCGCCTCATAACTTGTCATCGGTCTAATACGCCTCACAGTCCAAAAGTTATTGACTAATTCAATATAATTCATCGTAGATAGGAATTAACCTCGTTCATAAAATCTTGAAGAGAACGGCAGATAACGTATTTATTTCGATACTTTTCCGCTTCTCTCTGCCATTCTATTTGTTCCTCTCTCTGTTCCCCCTTCGGAGTTTTCATCTCTATACAGAGAGACGCAAAACCTTTCTTAGGGATAAGAAGTATCAAATCGGCAACTCCGCGTAAAACACCTTCGTATTTCATTTGCGCACCGGTACGGGCATCGCGTTTCCCACCGTTAGGAACAGCGAACAGCATGCGACTCAAAAACGGATATTGATGCCGGAACCAAGTCAGACAACTATGCTGTATCTGACTTTCCGATTGCGGTGTAGTTTGTTTCTTTCTCATAATCTACCTTTGAATAAGTCCATAGCCATATCTACTACATTCTCCTTTACTACATCATCAGTTCCAGTAACTCCGTTAGCTATACCCTTCTTCCGCTGAATGACATCATACATATATTCATCAATGGTATTCTTTCCAAGGAAATAGTAACAGTTGACATTATTCTTCTGTCCGTTACGGTGTGCCCGGTCTTCCGCCTGTTCGCAATCGCTGAACGTCCATGGGAACTCAATAAAGGCCACACGACTAGATGCAGTCAGCGTAAGCCCCGTACCACCCGATTTGTAGTTCAGAATAATAAGTGTACAATCTGGATTATTTTGGAAAGCATCTACAGCCATCTGTTTCCGGGTAGCATTATCTTCACCTGTAACCGTTACTGCTTGAGGAAACATCTTTTTCAGTTCCATTACTACTTCTTTCAGATAAGCAAATACTATCAGCTTTTCTCCCCCATCGATAACGTCATGAATAAACTCGGCAGCCGCCTTGATTTTTCCACGAGCGGAAATGGCTTTCAAAATGCCCATCCTTACCATAACCTCTCCCCTCATGGACTTAGCGATTTTCTCATCGTCCGCATTCTTGAACACACGGAGGTATTGTATAAGGTCACTCTCCGCTTTTTCGTATTCCAACCGCGTAGTTATATCCATTTCGATATACTGCCGAGTCTTGTCCGGAAGTTGGGTCAATACCTTTGCTTTCTCACGCCGAAAGAAACATGTATTCCAAAGACGCCAATTCAGTTCTTTCAGATTGGATGCTTTTTTCGGTCCGTTGCAGAAGCGCTCGGTAAATGTCTTATACCCGCCGAAGTCTTCCAGACGTCCCATTATCTTAAGCTGTTGTATAAGGTCGGTGTTATCATTCACAACAGGTGTTCCTGTCAGTTCAAGAATAAACTCCTTACCTTTGCAGATACCTTCAACAAACTTACTTTGCTGGGTCTTGGTAGACTTACATTTATGGGACTCGTCAATAATAACTGATTTGAAAAGCGTTATACGAGGGTCAAAAGAGATTGATTTCATCGTAAACCGTACATCATCCTTAACGTCCAGAACAAAGAACTTTTTCAGCGACTCATAGTTAGTAATGAAAATATCACAGCACTTGGTTTCAATGAAGCGCTGCCAAGTATTTTTGTTCTTATCATCAAGAATTAAAGCCTGTTTTCCAGCAAACTTCTTGAACTCACGTTGCCAGTTTATTTTCAACGCTGCCGGACAGATAACAAGGCAGGGGTAAGATTTCGCAATCGTTACCGTACCTATTGCCTGTAACGTCTTACCGAGTCCCGGCTGGTCACCGAAGATACACCGTTTATGAGACAAAGCGTATGCAATGCCCTCTTTCTGATAATCGTATGGTTCAAGGAGTAACCCATGGGGTACGGTCAGTTGCGGCATCGGAGCAATGTCAAAAGTTATATCAGCTTTTCGTTGCTCCGACCGCTGTACCGATCCGCAATATCCATATTGTACCGCCCAATTTGCCATAGTGTTGACATACCATTCATCGGCAAGGTCAACCCACCAGGCTTTTTCATTAAAAAGATAAGCCTTTTTAGCGTTTGCCTTGACTGACGGGATGTTCTTCACACATTTAATCAGCATCGGATGATACATGAATTTAAGTTTGAAACCGTCCGGGTATTTGGTGATACAAAAAGGTGCTGCCATAATCAAGCTGCCGTTTCTTTAACTTTCTTGCTGCGTGAATGACGCGGTTTCACTTTCTTACCGTTCACAATCAAAGTAGTACCAGTCTGTTCCGCCACTTGTTTGAGGAACTCGTTAGCTTCCTCCTCAAAAGCGGCATCGCCTACTGGGTCGGCCGCAATATCGGTCGGAGCGCTTTCATCAAACGGAAGTTCTTGTTGAACTACTGCCCATTTCTTTGCAGTCAGATACTGTTCTACTTCATAATTACAAGCATCAATGGCTTGCTGTAGCTCAAAGGCGTGTTCGTATTCCTCGTTCTCATTGTTGAACATGGTAGACGGTGCAATGAGATTGAGCACCTTTTTACTTTTGAGAAAGCGTTTACCGACCAAAGTAACACCGACATTATCGTCGGAACCACCGATCGTATAGCCGGTAACCTCGAATGTAGAGAAGATTTCTTCCGGCAATTCATCTATGGAATCTTTGCCGTCAGCTTCCTTTTGCTCACATAGGAAAGTAAGGTGAGGAATAAGTTCATTGAATGCAGCACGTAAATCCTTATGGATAAGATTCTTTCCCTCAACAGTCACATTATCCTCATTCTCGTTCTTAAAAGTGGCAACAAGCGTGTTGTCCTTCGTTATTTTTGCTCTTGTGATATTCATTTCTATCTCCTATCTTTATATTCGTTGATAAATTCGTTATAGTAGCGGTCAGCCGGAAGAGGGAGTGTTATTCCCAGTTCGGCAGCGGCATCGGCCTGTACTTTATTCAGAAAGTCAGTCATCTGCACTGTATTGAGTTTCGAGGTGCTTCCGGCGATAACCGTTTCTTTACCTTTAATATAGGAAGCTCTTCTAAGAAAAAGGTTACAGTAATAGTCGTGTACATCCTGTTTATCCGTCCCCGTTTCCTGCTCAATACAAGTGAACCAAAGCCACATAAGAGCATTCTGCGATAATGTCCGCGGCTCTGTGAACCGTTCGATTTTCACACGGTACCGACCATTACGAAGTTGGGAACACATGAAGTCAAAAGATTTGCTCATGTGTACCTCACCCTTAACCTTTTCTAAAATTGCTTCTTGTGCCATTACTCTAACCCAAAGATTTTCTTGTCTGTAATAAGTTCCCGGTTCGTTTCCAAAAACTCTATGAAATGCTCACAGTGGGCGGTCAACAGTTTAACCGTCTGTTCGTGGTTATAGGTGTAGTATTCCGGGTACTGCGTTCCGCTGATTAGTGGTGTCCGACTGGTACCGCCCTTCAACTGATAAGCAGTGTACTCAAAAGCTTTCACACTCTCCATCTGACCGGAAGCAATCAGGCAATAAGGGTATACATGCCGCTGCCATCCATGTTCATACTTACCGAAATCATATTTGGATGTTGATTTGATGTCATAGACAATGTCCCGGAGAAGTTCGTCTATAAACCCGTAAAGCTCCACATCACCATAACGGGTGGAGATAATGGCAGAGACAAAGACCTGGGACAATGCACCGGCAAAATATCTCGACTGCTCGATACACCATGTCCGGTCAAACAGGAAATGACGGGCAGGCGCTATATCCGTAGGAGGGAAGTCAACCTGAATAATGTTGGTTTCTTCATCACCGACAATGGTATATGGTTCCCGTTCGCTTGGAATATGTTTTTTCCTGTGGATATAACAGTCAATGACAGCATTGAATGCTGTCCCTTTATCGGCCGCCTCACTCTCAAACGGAACGCGGTTTATTGCATCAAGCAGGCTTTGCTTGAGCTCCGCTTCAATTTCTTCGGGACTTTTCTTATATTCCCCCGTTTCGTTGTCAATGTTCCAGAAGCTTTCCACCTGTTCATCAGCCCGTAGATACTGCTCGAACTTATCGAGTAGCGACGGATAAAATCTGTACTTAGGCTGCCGGTTCATACTTCTTGCTTAGCTTGTTGAACTTTAATCCAAGCTTCTTACATTTTTCATTAAGCATCATACCGGCCCGTACCTTAGTATCAAAGATATGGCTCATTCCCGCAATCGCTTCCCGTACCTCATTGGCCGACTGCATATCGGTCACCTGTTCCACTGTATCACGAATAACCTCAAGAACCTTATCATATTCTGAAGATAACTCTGTCTGTTTTGTCTGATACTCTTTATAGGTATTGATAATGTTCGTCATAAAATCATTCTTTCCCGTAATGGTACCGGAAGCATCAATAATGACAGGTATCTTGATACGTGAAGAAAGATTGCAGGTGTTCTTACCGTAGAACTTCTCGCACGGATCAAAGGAGATTGTTCTATCCTTGCCAATGGCTTCCATATAACCGACTAAATCCAGTTCCTTAATCAAGTCGCCGGCAGATGAACCGCCAATCTCCGGGCGTATCTGTTTTTCATCACCGACTTTCTCTTCCCGTTCATGGGCCACGAAGATTACAGACTTACCCATTAAGGTTACCTGATTTACAAAGCTGATGAACATATTCTTTCTCACTCCATACCCCTGTAATGAAAGAGTTCCGTCAGCTTTCTTCATTTTCGGGTTCGCTGCCATGATAGCCTTATCCATGAAAGAGAGCATCTTTCCGGCGGTATCAATCACAATCGTATCAAACTCTTTGATTTCCTCAGAAGCAAGTACCTGATTCGTTTCATCCCAGCTTGTAATCTGAACAGTGGGTACACGATGAGCCGCATTGACACGGTGAATACCGCCGTCGTAATCGAAAAGCACAGGGTTGGGGGCAGATAATGCCAATGTCGTTTTACCCATACCCGGTTGTCCATAAATCAGCGCTGACAATGTAGTCTTAACGGTCAGCTCGTTAGGTTTCTTAATCAAACTCATAATGATAAAATTTATGTGGTTAATAAAAAAAATATCGTGGAAGTTGGCGGACTCGAACCGCCAGTCTCCTCGAATGAGGTGTGTTAGCCATTACACCGAACTCCCGAATAAGAAAAAGGTGTACTATCTTCACAGACAGAACACCTCAGCACAACCAAATAAAAATACTAAACTATATCTGCCCTCGCTTGGGCATTGCTCCCGGATAGGCGGCCAAGCCACACCGGGAAGGGTAGTTAACAAGATAGTTTAAAGTATAAAACTCAAATAGGGGCATTCTCCCTACGACGTCCTTTTCGCCGGCATTATTGGTTAATAAATAGAGGATTATCCTCGTGGGTAATGTGGGATTTGAACGCCACGACCTGTACATGAATGAAACCTTTAAATAATACCATGACAAATTACCAACATTAAATAATCATGTACCGCTCTACCTGACTGAGCTAATTACCCGTTTCTGCCCGCTATATCTTCACAGACCTTGCCGGCAGTAGTCTAACTAAACAAGTTTTATGTAATACACTTCCTCCGCTGAGGTTTATATCTTTATTATCTTCTTCAACACATTATGATAAAACCAAACCGAATACACTATACCAAAAAGGTTAATAGTATAGTTCCACTCTCCCGTTACCGGGTCAACACCATTAAACATTGCCAAACAAGGTAAAGCCAATATATTAAGCAATAGCACGTTGAGAATTATTCTTTTCATGGTTTCTTCCTTTTCTTACTTTTGCAAAACTCAACACATCCGAAGCGTTGTAATAACTTCGTCCATTAGGTCTATATTCAACTCTCACTCTTCGAGAATTTACCAAAGCTTTCAATCTACCTGGCCCACCTACTATTCTTTCTGATTCTCTCTTAGGAAAGGTACGCTTATCCATGATGGTAAGTATATCTGCCAATCTTGCCTCCGCCGTCCCATCAATCAACATGGAACTGCGTAAATTACCGTTTACCTCATATATCATGCTGCCCAAAAATTAAAATTATTATTACTCCGCCCCCCTATTCTTATATAGCGCATTGCAGTACGTGCTCGTGAGGGTGTTTTCATTCTCCGCAAATCAATATCATTACAAGTAACTTGCATCACTACGAAAAGAATGGAGAATAAAAGTTCAAGTCCATGCTTCCGTAACTCGTTCAAATCAAAATTGCGTTTCAACCTGTCGCAAATCATATACAGAAGCAATTCGGTATCTTTGGATATGCCTAACTTTCGATAGATAGTCCGCTTCTGTGTCTTGATAGTCCAAACAGACTTACTCAGATTATTTGCTACCTCTTTGTCGGCAAGTCCCTTGCAATACTCATTTGTAACAAGCATTTCCGCAGGAGAAAGGGAAATCATCACGCAACCCTTTCTACATCAAAAAGACCTTTTTTCTTATCAGTCTCTCCTACTTTCCAGTCTGCGCCTTCAACACAAAATTCCTCTCTTAACCGAGGAATTATTGTTCCTTTGATTGAAGGCTTCGCTTTCACTGGGAAAGTAAGAATATCTCCTACTTCCATATCTCTCAAAGCCGGAGTGTAGTTCTCTGTGATTATTTTCTTTTTCATTACTATAAAATTTTAATGATTAATATTTGAGTTCTCCCGAACCAATTCGATTGGCGGCATCACGCTTTATTCGGGAGATTTACTTAACTTTGGAGTGCAAAATCTAAAAATTAAGTAAGTATGGAGAAAAAATTATTCAAAAGTCAAAGGCAAACCGCTGAAGAACTTATTACAGAATACATCAATCTGTGCAACAAATACGATGAACTTGAACATATTGGGTTGAAAGTTGAACTCAAATTCTTTAGTATAGATAATCTGTTGCATTGGGCTCTTGACCTAATAGGGTTCCCACAAGATACAACTCTTGAAGCAGATGGAATAAACGGCAAATTCTTTTGCCGGGATTATCTTACCAACTCGACCTTATTAGATGAAGTATCTGGAGAGAATGTGCATAATTCTGTCGAAGAATATGTTGACTTTCTCTATAAAGAGCTTGAGATGTTGAAGAAAGAAGAACCTTTGCTTTTTCAGTAAGTTCTATTTGTGTTCCTTCTTTTGATACTATTCGAGTTATTAGCCCAGCGTGAGTTAATAAGTTCAGTATCTTTAGGACTTTCTTTAAAGGAAGTCCTAATTCTTTAGATAAAATGGAATTTGAAATTTTCATAAATTCGTCTTTTTATTCACTTTTATCACACTATCTACTTTCTGTTCTATAAGTTTTTGATACTCATTTAGAAGAAATTCAGCTTCGTCCTTTTCCAACTTCACCGTTATTATTGTCGGTTCCGCAGCATCATATATAGACGCTCCATAACCTGCATTCGGAATTGTAGCAATCATCTCTATTTGAGAGGAATGTTCCAATATGGATTTTATCTTACTTATTTTACCTGTTAAATTGTTGATTTCCTTATAGTCCATATACTTATATTTTTTAATATTCGTGCCCCGATAAGCTCTCTCTGCTCTTCTCAACGGAGTTATCAGCTACTGTACTTCACTGCATAACCGTTCGGGGCATGTCGGCTTCTTTATTTTACCCCACCACAATCAAGGACAAGTCTACTATCTGTTTACATGGGTATGCTTCGGAGTTCTTGTACCTTTCTCAGTACGAACTGCGGCAGATTTCACCGGGGCTGCACCCGTAACCCTACTCAAGTTTGCTTCTGCTGTCACCAGTTCCAAGTCTTTCGGGGTGTGTTGTTGCGGAGTATCGCCTCTCCTGCCTGAATCGAATGTCGGGCTTATATTAGCTCTCTATCTCCCATCAAAGGGTAGGCTCAAAGACCAGATAGAGATTATTTCTACTTTTTCAGAATATCCAAAAGCAACTCTTTATCCGCTTCCCAAAGATTGTAGCCTTTAGCAATCTTTCTTCTGAGATATTCACGTTCACCAATCATTGAGATTGCCTTTTCTCTCAAATCGCTTGCGCTCCATTTTTCAGCTTGGTCTATCAAGAAGTTAGAGAGAGATTTACGTTCTTCGTATAGTTCACGTACTGATACAGTCTTTCGTTCTATCTCTTTAAGTGCGGTTGGATTCTCAATCCACAGCTTACAAAAAGCGTCTTTATCAAGGTCTGTATTCATGTAGCATTCCTCAACCTCGGCATAACCCTCAACCGATAGTTTTAATCCTGTTCTCTCTTCAAATTCTTGTTGTAGCATATCTTTTAGTTTTAAGTTTATCAATTTTGGGAAAGCTGCCCGGTGAAGGGTAAAGTGTCCGCTTGCTATCACGAACCCTCGCGGCTTTTATCACCGGTATAGCACTGACCTTTTCTGCAGCTTTGTTTATATTTAGTCGCCTACGTAACGAGAACCGAAAGCACCTTTGCTGTTTGGATTGTAGTAGGCGGAAGATGGAGCGTTGAAGCAATCGTAAGTACTTCTTCTTTCCGGTTGTATTAAAGCAGCTTGCATAGCTTCTTTCTCTGCTTTTCTTGCTTCTTCATCAGCGATACGCTTCTTTTCATTAGCCCAAGCAACTTTCATGCAGTCACCGAAAGTCTGTACACCGTGAGTAAGCTGGTATAGCTTGAAATACTTTCTGTATATCTCATGAGCCGTTTTCATAATCTTGTGTAAATCGTACTTTTTCATTGTCTTACTCCTTTTTAGGTATATTGTTTTTTTGGTTATCTCGACAAAACTCGCTTACTTTGCTGTTGTTGTCATTGTTGATGTTGCAAAGATATAAGATTATTCTTATACACAACAATACAAATACAAGAATAATCTTATATTTAACTTTTATTAGAATTTATGGCTATTGGAAAAGAAATAACTGAAAATGATTTAGATTTCTACTTAACTATCATAGCGATGTTCTGTGCTTACAATGAAAGTTTGCACTTCTCAGATAAGATGTTTGCAGACATAACATCAGATATTGTAAAGAGAGATAGCATAATAGAAAAAATTGCTGAAGATGGATATATTACAGCAAAAAAAAGCAATAATATACCACACCGCTATACAATAGAAATCACATCAAAAGGTATTGATTTCCAAAATAGAGGTGGTTATATTGCAAATAAAAACAATAATAGAAAACAAAAATGGCAATCCTTATTCGGAAATCTTGGAAAAGATATATCAATAGCTATTATTAGCGCTATGGCAAGCGCTATTATCACATTGCTATTTACAGCATAATATGCCTATTATAGCACCTAACAAAGCTATTATTACTCTTAGAGAGGTATGAATAGATTCAAACTTGTTTTTATCCATAAAAAACATTTTTTGCAAATATAAGAAATATCTTACACACATGACGGGAAAAGAAATAATAAATAATGTTTTAGATGAATTGGATATTAAAGCTCCTACATTAGCCGAACAAATAGGGGTACTTTATCAAAGGATATTTGACCTGCAAAAAGGTAAAACAAAAAAAATATCTTCTCAGTTAGCCAATGCCATCATAAAAGTATATCCTCAGTTTCAATTATCTTGGCTTCTTACCGGAGAAGGGGATATGCTGACTGATGCTCCACCCCAAAGGTATCATTCCAATGCCCGCCAAGTAGACGACCTAAGCTATATGAATGTACCCGTTATACACATCAAAGCACAATGTGGCTATCTTGCAGGTTACGGAGATACTGAATACATAGATACCCTGCCGACAATGCCGGTTATCGTAGACCAGACCTATCACGGGAAATACCGCATATTCGAGGCGGAAGGTGACAGCATGGATGACGGCAGCCGTAATTCTATTTGCGACGGGGACAAACTACTTTGCAGAGAAGTAATACGCGATTTATGGCTCCCTAAACTCCATATCAACGACTGGTACTTCGTTATTGTACATCGAACAAAAGGAATATCCATTAAGCAAATCACTGCGCAAGACGATAACGGAAATATTACTTGTCATTCACTCAACGAATTATTTAATGACTACACTGTCAATCTTGACGATGTTATTGAAATATATAATGTAATAAAGGTTGTTGAACGTAGTATGAGATTATAACATCAATCTAAAAAAATAAATACTATGGATTTTAAAGACACTATTAAACAGCTCGCAGATAGAATCGAAAAGCTGAAAGAAAACATTCAGACAGAAGAAGCAACAAAAAATGCTTTTATCATGCCCTTTATTAATGCTCTCGGATATGATGTATTCAATCCTTTGGAAGTACTTCCTGAGATGACATGTGATATCGGTACAAAAAAAGGAGAAAAGATTGATTATGCTATTATGAAAGACGACCAACCTATTCTTTTGATTGAATGCAAACATTGGAAACAAGACTTAAATCTGCATGACAACCAACTGTTACGCTATTTCAATGTATCAAAAGCTAAATTCGGTCTTTTAACCAATGGCATTATTTACCGATTCTATACTGATTTAAAAGAGCCTAACATAATGGATGATAAGCCATTTCTGGAAGTAGATATCACTGATTTAAGAGACAATCAAATTGAAGAATTGAAGAAATTCCACAAATCATATTTTGACATAGACAATATTTTGAACTCAGCTAGTGAATTAAAATATATGGGAGAACTAAAAGCTATCATACAAGAAGAATTCTCCTCTCCTAGTACTGATTTCGTAAAAATGTTTGCCACAAAAGTTTATGATGGTAGAATGCTTCAAAACATAATAGATCAGTTCACACCTTTGGTTAAACGCGCCATTTCTTCACATATCAACGATATTATTAATGACCGTTTGAAAGGAGCTTTGACTGTCAGTGATTCCAAAGTAGAGGAAAGTCAAACAAAGAATCCTGGAACTACAACAGAAGAAACTGAAGCAGAAGCAATCACAGAATCTAAGATTGTTACCACAGAAGAGGAATTAGATGCATACAGAATCGTAAAAGCTATTTGTAGAAAGAAAGTGGATATATCTCGTATAGTATACCGTGATGCACAGACTTACTTCAGCATTTTACTTGACGATAATAACCGTAAACCTATTTGTCGTATGTACTTTAATACAGCTACTAAATATGTAGCCACTATTGATGAAAACAAAAAAGATGTAAAACATATCATTGAGAATCTAGATGACATCTATAATTATGAGGATGATTTCTTTAAGGCAATTGATATGTATGAGCACAAAGATTAATGTTATTGTGATATTATGAACAATATAATTGCTAACTGCTTATGTCAGTGGAAAAACCCAAAACACTGCTCCCTTACCCCTACCTGTAAAGGTTGGGGATGCCGGTTCCTCGCCACTCCCATAGAGGAGCTACCGACCACTGACAAGGAGAAAGCAAAGTTGTTCTCCAAAGTGTATCGGGAAGCAAAAGAAAAGGGCGTTCTTGAGTGCCCACATTATCGTTCTTTGTTCATTGATGAAGTGCTTGAAAACATAAATGAAAGTAACGTAACATTACAAAACATGAATTGATTTTTCTCGTTTATTGTCGGACACCTATCTCAGCTAACCTGCAAAGAAGTGGTACACAGATTACAGCAATATTTCCAATACTATAAGTCTAGTTTAGTTTTTGTGTAAGCACTTCCTTCGTAAGCGAACGTTGGAAGTGCTTTTATTTATAGACTTATCAAGTACTAAAATACGGCAACGCTTGAACTTTGTATCAGAGCGTTTACAGAACATTGATAAAATTGTCTCTCTAAGCTATATTGCGAAAAGATACTTTGTTATTTGACACAATCCCCGTAGTTGAGCCGCTACGGGGATTTTTTACAAGTTATTATTGTATACTCTATTTTTATTTCCATATCTTTGGAATTTATACAATAAACACCAATAATAATTTCAACAAATAAAGTGTGATTGTCAATTACAGGTCGAACTAAAAAACACATGAGACTATGGGCGAATACAAAACACCCGGCATTTACATCAAAGAGAAAAACGCATTCGGAGATTCAATAGGCGATACGATGAAGAACCGTATTGGTAGCCATCATCGCCCGGCAGAATTCATCGAGATTACATTCTGGCAGCAGATGCAGGAAAGCCGATAA